GGCTGGTTATAGAGGTGCTGCCACGGCTGGTGATAGAGGTGCTGCCACGGCTGGTTATAGAGGTGCTGCCACGGCTGGTGATGGAGGTGCTGCCACGGCAAGAGGGAAGGCTTCAACAGGATATAATGGTTTGTCAGTAGCAAGAGGAGAAAATGTTCAGGTAAAAGGCGGAATAGGTGCAATTTTGGTCATAGCTGAGGAAAGGGATGATACGTATGATATTGTTGATTGGAAAGCTGTAGTAGTTGATGGTGAGGTTGTCAAGGCTGATACATGGTATAGACTGGAAAACGGTGAGTTAGTGGAAGTTGATTAATAGCTTGCTGATAATACAATTAGAATTTAATTGATAATAATTACCATTTACCAGACATCAGGAAAATGGTTCAAAACTGAACAGAAATGAAAAAGACTTTTAAACAATGGGTAAAACAGGATAAAGACTTGGATGACTTTTTATCGCCAGGTGATTATATTGACGAAAGGTTATATAACTATATAGGGGAAATCATACCTCCTGCATATTACTCAAGAGACTTTATACAAGGATGCGACGCCATTAAAAATGAAGGCGATGTATTATTCTACATTACAGCACACAGAACCGTTGATAATCGGTACTTATATCTCGGTGTTTTACCGGAATTTAAACAATAATTCAAAACGATATAAAAAGGAATGAAAGTACTTAGTTTATTCGATGGCATGAGTTGTGGACAAATAGCCTTAAAGCAGCTTGGAATTATCTCGGAAGTGTACTACGCATCCGAAGTAGACAAGCACGCCATCAAGCAGACACAGCTGAACTTCCCGAACACAATTCAGCTCGGAGATGTCACCCAGGTAGATGTATCTCAGTTGGAACCAATTGACTTGTTGATAGGTGGCAGTCCTTGTCAGTCATTCTCTTTTGCCGGCAAACGTGTTGGGATGTCCACTATCGACAAGGAAGAGATATACACTCTGAATCGCTATTTGGAATTAAAAGAGGAAGGCTTTCAGTTCGAAGGAGAGTCTTATCTGTTTTGGGAGTATATGCGTATCCTAACCGATATACGGAAATACAATCCTAACGTCTTATTTCTTCTTGAAAACGTAGAAATGGGAAAGAAATGGGAAAGGGTATTAAGTGAGGCTATCGGTGTATATGGTGTGCACATCAACTCCGCCTTGGTATCAGCGCAGAATAGGAGGCGTATATATTGGACGAATATCCAGACAAGGAGAGATGGACTGTTTGGTGAGCTGCATTCGGACATACCGCAGCCTGTGGATAAAGGAATCTTGTTGAAAGATATACTTGAAGATGAAGTGGACGATAAGTTTTTTCTAAGTGATAAAATGGTCTCCTGTCTTGCCTCAAGAAAGGAAACGGAAACTTTCTCCCCCTGTAAGTTTGAACCATTTGAATTTCCATATGAAGTGAAATGTAGGACAATCAATCAACGTGTTCATAAAATGGGGGATGCTGACAATTATGTGAAGATTTCAAGGGACGGAAAAATTAAGAAGGACCAAAACAAGGCTTCCTGTTTTACCGCCGGTGCACATTCGGGTGGCAACCATTCTGATATGGATCTGATATGTGTTGCCATGCGAGGGCGTGAATCAGCCTGTCTTACACCAAGAAGGGCCGAATATGGAAAACAGATACGGAAAAAGTATGAAGCCGGTGAGGTTTCTGAGCGGAAAAAGAATATCCAACAGCTTGAACCACGTACTGATAGTAATGACGGAAGTTCACAACTATGTGTCCGAGAAATTAGACGTTTTACCCCAACCGAATGTGCCCGATTGCAAACGATCCCCGATTGGTATAAATGGGAATGCAGCGACACACAGCAGTACCGAATGTTAGGCAACGGGTGGACGGTCGATGTGATTGCACACATCCTATCCTTCATAAAAGACAAATTGAATATTAACGTAGTCTGAAGACTCATAACGATATAGACAAGGAATAAAATGATAATAGCTTGGTTTAGTTGCGGTGTAACCTCCGCAGTAGCTTGTAAGATAGCGTTGAGTCTGTACAAAGATGTACAGCTTTACTACATAGATACTGGCTCCGGACATCCCGATAACATCCGGTTCCTTGCTGATTGTGAAGATTGGTACGGTCAGCCAATCCACACTATCCGAAGCGACAAATACACATGTGTTGCTGATGTCCTACGGAAAGGTTTTATCAATGGTGCGCATGGTGCTGCTTGTACTCTTGAGCTGAAAAAGAAAGTCCGTTACAAGTTGGAAAAGGAACTTGGTTCTTGGGAGGGTCAAGTTTGGGGCTTTGATTACGACCCTAAAGAGATAAACCGAGCCATCCGATTAAAACAGCAGTACCCAAACACAAAGCCACTGTTTCCGCTAATTGAAAAGCAGATTACGAAGCCGGATGCGATGGGAATGCTTTGGAAAGCTGGTATTGAAATTCCGGCCATGTACAAGATGGGCTACAATAACAACAACTGCATCGGTTGCGTGAAAGGGGGAATGGGATACTGGAACAAGATACGGAAGGATTTCCCGAAAGTGTTTGACCGGATGGCGCAGATTGAGCGTGATGTTGGAGCTACCTGCCTAAAGGATAAAGACGGTCGTATCTTCCTTGATGAACTACCAACGTGGCGGGGCGACCCAGTAGAAGAGATTATACCGGATTGCTCGCTTATCTGCCAGATAGAGTTTCAAGAGATAATCGACAGACAGGTAGAACGAGTATTGAAAGGAGAAATTAGTATTAATGATGTAGTCTGAAAAGCTCAAAACGAGATAGATATGAACATAAAAATAAGCAAGGAGGCGTATGAGAAACTAATCAAAGAAGATTTATACTTTCTCAATGAGCATTGCCCAGATAGCCTAGAATTAGATCACATTAAAGTAATTATTTTTAGTTCTATCGACTGGTATTATCCTGATAAGAACACTTGTACAGCGTTGAAAAGAATAGAGAATAGGCTTAAAGTTGAACTTCAGAAGCAAAAGGACGCAGGTAAGCAATTTCTATCAGATCAGGAAATAGACGGCTTGATTGATAGCATACTGAAAGAAGAATAACTCTCAAAAAAATTAGAAATGAGTGAAACAAAAATAATATTAGATGCCTGTTGTGGCAGTAGGATGTTTTGGTTTGACAAAGAAAACCCTTTGGCTTTGTTTGCTGACATTAGGGACGAAGAATACATTCTTTGTGATGGGCGAAATCTGAAAGTCCACCCAGACATCGTATCGGACTTTACCGATATGCCGTTTTTGGATAAATCCTTTAAACTGGTAGTGTTTGATCCACCCCATTTGCTAAAGGTTGGTAAAAATAGTTGGTTAGCCAAGAAGTATGGTAAACTTCCTGAAGATTGGCCAAGGGTGATAAAAAAGGGAATTGATGAATGCTTTCGTGTTCTGGATGACTACGGAGTTCTGATTTTCAAATGGAATGAGGATCAGATAACAGTTAGGGAAGTATTGAGTGCCATCAATCGGCAACCACTCTTCGGCCATACTACTGGAAGACATGGAAAGACTATGTGGATGTGTTTTATGAAACTGCCAATTAACTAATAATAAATTAGATATGAGTGAATTATATATACCGCCTGAGCGATTTGAGAGAGACTTTATTACCGGACGATTTTTAAAGGGTTGTGTTTCTCGCAACAAGGGTCGTAAAATGGTTTATCATTCAAAACGTTCCAAGGCCAGAAGTATAAAAAATCTGTCTAAAGGACGTGGGGCTTGGCATAAGACTGGTGCAGGCATGAATAAAAAGAGCGTTGTTTTGATAAAGGATGAGAAATTATGTGGAGTATTCCCTTCGATACAAATGGCTGGTAAGATGATTGGCGTGGCTCCTTCTCTGATCAGTGCTATATGTCGGAAAGTGAGAGGCAAACATACGGCTAATGGATACAGATGTTTTTTTGAAGATAGCAATGATTGGTATAATTTAATTAAACAAGATTATGAATAATGACAGGCAGAAGATATTAACTGATTATATTTCTTACATATACACGACAGGAAGGACTTATGATACTGTCGGGAAATATATCAAGCATGTCACGGATTTTTTAGAGATGACCAAAGAAGTGAACCGCCGTGGTTATTTGAATTACAAGCGTGAAAATGCAGATGTCATGGTGCGTCATTCGCTAATGTGTTCAGCGATATGCGATCTATTATCCTATCTCAACATCGGATATGGAAAAAGGGAAAAGGCGGTGAAACCTTTGGAAAAGCTTGACGTCATTTCAGAGAAAAATAAGAAACTACTCCATGATTTCATAATATGGTTGACTGATAACAATGATTACTCTTCTCATACAGTTGATATATATTACACATCCATGAAGAAGTATTTCGAATACGCCAATGAGGTAAACATGGATAATTGCAGGAGGTTTATAAAAAGTCTTGAAGAAGAAAAATTATCTCCCGCTACCATCCGTTTGCGGATTACAGCAATCGAAAGATTCTCTAAATGGCTGAAGAAGCCTATAGAACTGAAGCGCCCCAAAATAAAGCGCAAACTTGATGTGAACAATGTGCCGACCGAGGAGGAATATAACCGGCTGTTGGAATATCTCAAGGCAAAAAACAATAAGGATTACTATTTCTTTATTAAGGTTTTGGGTACAACGGGCGCCCGTCTGTCGGAATTTCAACGATTTACATGGGAGGATATAATTAGTGGTGAGGTTACATTGAAAGGTAAAGGTAACAAGTACAGACGTTTTTTCTTTCAAAAGCAATTGCAGCAAGAAGCGAAGGCTTATGCTAAGGAACATGGTAAGACCGGGATTTTCGCAGTAGGGAGATTCGGTCCGATCACACAGCGGGGCTTTTCCCAGCACTTGAAAGCATGGGGAAAACATTGCGGTATTGATTCAAGGAAGATGCACGCCCACGCCTTTCGTCATTTTTTCGCTAAAATGTTCCTGAAAAAAAACAAAGATGTTATTCAACTGGCTGACCTTTTAGGTCATGGGAGTGTAGACACAACAAGAATTTATTTGCAGAAAAGTTATGACGAACAAAAAAAAGATTTTAATCGAAACGTTACATGGTAGTGTTGCGCAGCTCAATGAACTGTCATCCATGACCGAAGGGATAGACATCTATGACGATACCGGGCATGTTGACACCGATTTCTTGATCGAAGCGCTATCCTGTGTCAATACCTTCGTGAATGCGAGCAATACGGTTGTTCAAAAAATTTCCTCACTGTTAGCACCTGACGCCCCGGTTGGGGAAAAGAAGAAACAGGCTGACGAAGGTAAAAAATGGAATGTAGAAGAAATACTGAAACATTGTACTCTTGAGAACAATATCCTCAAACTTCCTCAAGTTCAATTCAATAAAAAATCTTATGCCGAAGCAAAGAAGTGGATAGAAGAAGCTGGCGGCTCATGGCAAGGTGGGAAGATACAGGGTTTCACATTCCCGTTTAATCCGGAGCGTGTGTTTTCCATGCTGAAAGAGGGTAAACGGTGCAACCTACAGCAGGATTACCAGTTTTTTGAAACTCCGGCCGATGTTGCTGACTGGCTGGTTATGCTTGCCGGAGGGATACATGAAGATGATACGGTACTGGAGCCGAGTGCCGGGCGTGGCGCCCTTATAAAAGCAATCCACCGGGCTTGTCCTTCTGTAATGGTTGAATGTTATGAGCTGATGCCGGAAAACAGAGAATTTCTTCATACCCTTAACAACGTAATATTGCTTGATGAAGACTTTACCAAAGACAGTGTAGGTAGTTACACTAAGATTATTGCAAATCCTCCGTTTTCCAGTAATCAGGATATAGAGCATGTCAGGCTTATGTATGATCGATTGGAAGAGGGTGGAACCCTTGCGGCAATAACCAGCCAACACTGGAAATTTGCTTCGGAAAAGAAATGTATTGATTTCCGCAACTGGCTGAAAGAAGTACATGGAGAAGTGTTTGAAATCAGCGCAGGCGAGTTTAAAGAGAGTGGCACTTCTATTAGTACAATGGCGGTAGTTATAAAAAAATAATTCAAAATGATATAGAAATGAATATGATATTCCTGAAAAGAAAACCAGCCTCTTTTTTTGAAAAAAAGCAGGCAAAGGTTTTAGAAACTATACAATCTCTTGTTTCAAAGATTGATGTGGGTGAAATAGTTTCCGTATCAAAAGGATATGGAGGATTCACAGTAACTACCCCTGATGGTAGATGTATTAAGAAAGTTGAAGCTATTAAATTAGATTTAATACAGATTGAGATATGAAAAGATTGAGTAAATATAGATACTACAATGGAAACGAAAGTAACTAAAGATGGATTTGTTTGGTTGGTAGTACCAGACAATTATGCAATGGAGATGTGGAAAGCCAACCTCGCCACATTGTATGTACTGCATAATGATGACAGTGAAACAATGGTAGAAACGGATCTGCAAATGGCTGATGCTATACATGACGGAGAGCGAATTGGCATTGAGGTTGGATTCATCAAAGGCCTGCTCCCGGCCTGTCCCCAATGCGGCAGTAGGCTGGTGCCAAGTAGAAACCCTGAATATGAATGGGAGTGTTTAGAGTGTGATGAAGATTTTAAAACGTGTGAGTTATGATACAACAAGAACTGAATAACATATCAACCTACGTGGTTGGCGATTTTATTATTAAAGTGATAGATGCTCATAATGTAAGAATAACAACAGATAGAGGAACTGTGTTGGTTTGCCCTAGATCGGACAACTCTATAATTGTAAAATCATCAAAAGAAGATAAAAATGAACAAAGAAGAATTTCAGACAAAGAAAAATGATATTGATTCAAAAATAAGGGAATTGAAGAATCAGAAAATTAAGCTGGAAAAGGAATACATTGAATCCAATGCGAAGTATCCTATCGGAAGCAAGGTATGTATTACTACTCCTGCATCCACATATATAAGATTAGATAACCATGAAAGTGTTGTTATTCCTAAAAAAAAACAATACGCCTATATTAAGGGTTATAATATTGGTTTTTATGATACCATTGACCCATTGTTTAGCAAGGTCAAGAAAGATGGTACTATGTCGGAGGTGAATTTGTATGTTAATCTTACGAATACTACGATAGAACTGGTAAAGGAGTAATTATTATGGCAAAGGTAATGAATTTAGGATCGCATGGCTTTACAGAAGAGAATAACGGCTAGGAAAACTCCTAAGTATTGTAAACATTACAAAAAGAATAAAATATGACTAAGAAGATTGCTGTTGTAGGTTCAATGATAAATTCATCCGAATACCTTCTATTTAAAAATTTGGGAACAGGATATTCCCTTGAACGTTATGATTCTGTTGAGGGAGCTAGAAACAGTGATTGTGATGCTGTTATAGTAACGGATAAGGATAGTATTGATTATGGTGATAAAACGCATATTTTGATGAATTTCGATAAGCCTATTATCGGAAGTAACTGTCTTTATATTCATGAACCAAGAACAAAATGCCGCGTCAAGGACGATAGGTGTGTCGGAAAGCAGATTGCGAAACGTAGAAAAAGAAACAAGAATCCTAAAACACATAGGAAAAGATGAACACATTTTACGGAATCAGCTTTGCAATATACTTTATACTTATTACCCTTGTATTGACCACATTCATATATGGCTTAAAAGGGGATAAATATAAGTTTTGGAAGTGGGTGATTATGACATTATCCTACTTCATATTTATTATTATTTACACAATTTTTTGTTTACGGTAATGGAAAAGGTGGAAGTAGGAACCCTTGACGGACACGAACTGTTTGAACACAGGGGTGTGATATATGAAGTATTATACAAGACGGATTATTGTGTCCGTTGCCAATATCCTAACGACAAATATTGTTACGGTGATAAATGGGAATATCTCTATACCGAATTTAGCTTATGGACAAAGATAAACAAGATATGAAAATACTGGTTTTTGATGTGATGCTTGACGGGCGATTTGTACATACGTTCAGATACCAATATTGCCCGTTGTTCCCGATAGACGAACAGGAACTGGAGAAGTTTGTTATAGACAGGCTTCCTACGTTAAAAGGAAAGGATTTTAAAATACTATTTTAATATGAAACAAACAGTAGAAGAAGCGGCAAAAAAATATTCCAATGATTGCAGAAACAGGCAGCTTCATTGTGAACCATACTGCATTGTTGACTTTATTTCTGGTGCAGAATGGCAGTCGAAGCAATCTCCTTGGATTAGTGTTAATGAACGGTTGCCGGAAGAGTTAGAAAGTGTTTTGGTTGGGACTAATTACGAGGGCAGATATTATTACGAAGTAGCTTTTGTAATGAACGGGAAGTGGGTATGCCATAATAGTAAACCCATCTATTGGATGCCTATACCATCCTTTGACGAGATACTCGAAGCCAACAGGGATGTACTTGAACGGATTAAAGAGAAAGGAGATTAATATGGAAGTAAAAAACGGAATAATAATAGACGGAGTGTTGCATGAATTGTGCATTGGAATATGTGATGAGTGCTCATTACAAAATGAGTGTGATGATAGTTCAGAAATCATTTGCGATATAGCTTATGAAAACCCAAACATGGACCAGTGCTTTGTCAATCGTGGAAAAGTAACAGATATTAAAACAGAAAAGGAGGAATAAATTATGTGTAATTCAATAGAATGGGGCAGATGCGAAATATGTGGAAAAGAAACCCAGTTGGAACGTACTTATTTTTACTATCCAATTCATTGTGAATGTTGTGGCAATAAGGAAAATAGACATTTTGAAATGATAAGACATTGTAAAAAATGTCCTGCCCCTATGCCTAAAGAAATACATCCACTATGTAAGGCAATGGACGGTAAGACTTATCATGCGAGTGTTTCCAATATGCTTCCCATTGATATTCATGGAGAGTTTATTATAAATGAGCGAATAATTAAGGAGGAATAATTATGGGATTTACAACACCGTGCTTTATACGCAAAAACACACCGGAGCTTCGGAAGAAGCTGGAAGAATTGGGATATGAAATACTTAATTCTGGTAATACAACATTAGATGAACATAATTATGACGGAAAGGGAAGTCATAAAAGTATCGAAGAAGGGAAAGCTATTATAACGTCTTATGGTAATTTATATGGAGTGATATATAATGTAGATACTGTCACTAAGAAAGGACGTATTGATTGCGGAACGAATGAAGAACTTTTCCTAGCTATCGCTGCATTAAGGGATGATACGGACAAGTACCAATGGTTTACCGATGGGGATTTATGGTTTAAATGTGGTGATGAAGTATGTAATGAAGGTAGAAAAATACACAAGGCTACTGTAAACGAACTGATTGAACATTTTAAAACAAAGGAGGAATAATGAAAGCAAAGTATTTTAAAAAGATAAGAAGCCAAGTAAAGTGGTATAAGGTATCATATAGAGATAGTTTATTTTTTAGTTTTAGCGATGAGAAAGAAATATTGGCTAAATCTCCTGAAAATGCTTGTGTCAGATACCATAAACGTACTGGATGTTTTGTTAACAAATATAATCCCAATAATATTACACAATATAGTGAATCTCTTTCAAGGTTCAAGGTATGTATAGGTAAGAAAGTAATGTATTTCGATTAAATATGAAAGCAAGAATAAAAAGAAAAATTCAAAAAAGACCATTCCTATATAATGTAGGACAAGTTTTTAAGGCTTGTGATTGGATTACTAGTATTCAACGTGGAAATATGGTTTGGCGTAGGTATCGTTCATTTGGTACTATTATTAAATCAGAATTTTAAATATGAAAGCAAGAGTAAAATCAACAGGGGTTTTGGTGGATGTAACTCCCCAATTAAACATCAACTCTCAACATAGCAGAGATTATTTATATGTATGTGATAACATGGTATTCAAGGAATGCGAACTTGATTTTTCAGCTATCGACTGGGAACAGCGTAGATACGAATTGGCGAAAGCTGCCATGCAAGGGATTTTAAGTGATAAAACAATAGTTGGTTACGCTAGTTCGGAAGCAGATTACAAGAAAGGAGAGAAACATACAATACCTATAAGCATTGCTCGGTTTGCAATTGTTTGTGCTGATGCTTTAATTAATGAATTAAAATGATAAAAGTATTAAGAAATAAAACTCCTATCGCTCGCAAAGAGCATAGATGTGAATTTTGCGGTGAAGTAATACACATTGGAGAAAAATATAACAGACAGACCAATGTTTGTGATGATCGTGTTTATGATTGGGTTAGTCACTATGATTGCTCCCAATTAGCCTGTGAACTTAACATGTTTGATGATTGTGATGAAGGTCTTGACGGTGATGGGTTTATTGACAACTTGAATCAGTATGTTTATGACAATCATTATGATGATAAAATAGATGATATTGCGAAAGATTGGCAATTATCACGCTATGAACTTGTAAAGAAGGTATTGGTCGAATTAATACATTAGTGCTATGGATGATGTAAATAGGATGTATAATAACGGAGAAGGAATAAACAAGAACGTAAACTTATTGGATAATTATTATGAGTAAGGCATTAATAAACAAATGAACACCATTATAAAGTATTCGGTGATTCTTTCATGATAACTGATAGTGGGCGTTGGTATCGCCCTGAACGAATTAACGTTCTAAAATGTATGTGTAAAGATGTACATTAATGCCTTCAATTGAGGTAAATCTTAAAGAGAAATAAATTATGAAAGCAACAATAAAAGCAACTGGAGAAATTGTAGAGATTAAGGATTTATATGATGATGGTACTGCATTGGTGGGAAACATGTATATCAAGGTGTCAGAACTTAATTTCTTTAGTGAAAACATTGATTGGGAACAACGTAGGTACGAATTGGCAAAAGACATTATTAAAATTGTTATAGCAAACGATAATGGTGTTAATTCTGAAGCAGTCGCTAAATATTCGCTTAATTGCGCTGATGCCCTAATTAAAAGACTAAAGGAGGTAGATAATGGATAGTGTACAGACACAAACCTTTTCTATTAGAGGGGATGGAGGTGGTGAGGCATATATTGACTTTTGCGACGGCCAATTATGTGTTTCAGTTGTCATAGAAGATAAACAGGCGGATTTTCACTTTGAGCCTGTTACGTTAAAGATGTTTGCCCATGCTTATAAATTACATTGTGAAGAGTGTGAAAAGAAGAAAGGAGAATAACTATGACCGAAGAATTTGTAACATTGGAAACAGCAAAGTTGCTGAAAGAGAAAGGGATGTTTACGGATATAGAATTTCCTACTCAATTCGTTGCACAAAAGTGGCTTCGTGAAACTAAGAACCTGCATATCGAAATATCCTATATGTATGGAAATTATTGGATATATGATATACTAACAATTCCTAACCATGATTTAGTAGGATTGTCTGACAGACCTATTGTCCGTTATAATACCTACGAGGAAGCACTTGAAGCAGGATTACAGGAAACATTAAAACTTATATGATTATGGAAATAGCGGAATCAATATTTAAATTCATCCTTGCCTCATTAAACGTTTGTGCTCTGGCATTTACTTTAATTTTGGTAAGAAAGTGGCATCGCATGGAGAATAAGCTGGATGAGATAGAAAGATATGTCCGTCATGTGTCAGATCGTAACGATATTGTTTTCCTTAACCAGCTCTCGGAGCTGCAAAGAAAGTTGATAAGGGAGGAACGATATGAGGAAGCCGATAAGATTGGGAAAATAATCAAGGATGAAGAAATTAAATTAGGAATAAGGAAATGAGCAATATTAATTTGAACGAACTACGGGATCGATCTTATAAGACAGCTTGTGATCACGGTTTACATGATAAAGAACTTTTAAGAAAATGAATTAAATGACAAGTTTTGTTTTTATTCAGATTTTTTGTAACTTTGAATTATAATGTTTCCGTGTAAAGGGGCACGGTACGTTCTTCGGACGAAAAGACTTTTATGGGAAAAAAACTCGTAGCAAATAGAGAAAATTTCTGCCATTATTATATGGAAACGGGTAATGCTACAGATGCATATCGGAAAGCTTACCCTAATAGTATTGGATGGAAGGATGGGGTCGTTAGTAAGCGTGCATTTGAATTACTGAGAAATCCATCTGTCGCATCCCGTGTAAATGAATTGCAGGCTGATATCTTAAAAAAGTCTGATATGAAGAAGGAAGATGCATTGCGCTTCCTTACAAATGTGGTAAATGTAGACCCTATAGATCTTCAATTAAAAGGTAAAGATACGTTTATTGTCCGTTCTCTTGATGATATACCAAAACCAGTCCGATGTTGCATCCAATCGATTAAGAATACTCAATATGGAGTAGAGATACGGCTATATAGCAAAATAGCCGCCATTACACAGATAAGCAAGATGCTTGGATGGGATGCTCCAGTAAAAAGTGATGTCAGTACCAATGTGCGCATGATAATTGGGGACGAGCAATGATAGAGATGGTGTTCTCATATAAATTGTTTAATCCCCTGTTTTGGCATATCCGTGAGGCGATGCATGACAAGGATATCCGGTATATTATAAACAGAGGTGGTTCTTCATCAGGGAAATCTGTATCTACGACACAATCCGTGTTGTTGTCTGTATTCTCCGGAGAAGGTTCAGCTCTCGTTGTGAGAAAAGTTGGAGCCAGTCTTAAGAATACGGTATATGAAGAGTTTAAGACCCAAATGAAAGCTCTTCAATTGAGTCAGTTTTTCGCTCCAAAGGAAAATAATATAACCTGTATAAATGGTTGCAAAATCGATTTTACAGGATTGGACGATCCCGAGAAGATAAAGTCTATCACAGGATATCGCTGGATAGTGATGGAAGAGGCCACTGAGTTTGAATATGAGGATTTCACACAGATACGTTTCCGCCTACGAGGAAAGGAGGGCCTACAGATTATATGCAACTTTAATCCAGTATCAGAGGACTCGTGGATAAAAACCAAGATCCTTGATACATACGAGTGGGATGAGCATCCGAATGATTTGTACGGGAAAGTAAGATATCCGATAAAAAGGAGTTTATTACCTAAGGATTATAGCCGGATATTAGGAAAGAGGTATAATAAATCTAGAATGATAGCTAATGAGCGTACGGGAAAAATGGAAAGATATCCATCGGATACGGTAGAGCTGCATTCTTCGTATAAGAACAACTTCTGGGTAGTAGGTTCTCCGGACGGGAAGTATGGATACTATGACAGACAGACGATATCTAATTACCAATGGTACAAGGATCATGATTATAATTACTACAGGGTATACGCATTGGGAGAATGGGGAAGCATTAAGACAGGAGGAGAGTTCCTGTATGCATTTGATTCAAACAAACACATAAAAACGACACACTACATTAAAGGGATGCCGGTTCATATATCAATTGATAACAATGTGCTCCCTTATATTTCAATATCATTTTTCCAAGTGGATGGAAGTAGTATAAGGCAGTTTAACGAGATATGCGCCAGTGATCCGTTCAACACGGTAACACAGGCTTCAAAAATGGCGGTAGATTACCTGAAATCAATAAAGTATAATGATATGCTGTATCTGTACGGAGATGCTTCGACAAGAAACGGGAACACTATAGACGAAGAGAAGAGATCGTTTCTTGATAAGTTCGTGGAAGGGCTGGAAAGCGATTACCATGTTGAGGAGAGGATACCGGCTTCTAACCCGTCCGTACCGATGTCAGGTGAATTTGTAAACTACATGCTCGATGAAGGCTCGGGAATGTCATTTTCGGTAGATGATGGATGTAAAAACTCGATAGTCGATTATAACAATGCCAAGAAGGACGTTAATGGAGGGGTGCTGAAAAAAAGAGTAAAGGATAAGATTACAGGACAGTCTTATGAGAGATACGGTCACTTGGTGGATTGTCTGCGATATATTACTGTATGGGTATTCAAGGATGAATATACTCGTTTCTCCTTGAAAAGGAAACGAAGTAAAATTAAACAGGAAAATAAAGATATGAGATATTTTGATATGTCTAAAAATATTCAGGGGACAAGACTTGTATATGTTCTTCCCGAATATGCCGGAAAGTTCATTATCGTTTCGTGCTATGTAAATGAGGGAATATATATAGATAATGTGACATATACAGGATCATTTGATGAGACTGTTCTCCTGTCATTTTTAGAGGGCATATCTCCTGTGGAAGTATTGTTTGAAAGTGAGAAAAATTATTTCCCCATAGCACGGGGCTTAAGGGATAGATATGATGTCAGAATTATGCATAAAAATATGGGAACAGATGCTAGGGTATCTGCTTTTCTGGATTTTATCAAAAATAATGTGATGTTTCGTGCAGACTATGATGAGATCCCGCAATACAATGAGTTTATGGATGGGATATTGGATTATAATGGTTCAGATGATTGCGCTGCAATTTATTCTGTCGCCTCCTTGGCTTATTATGTGTCGAAAAAATATAATATATAATTGGTATATTTTTAAGATATATCAAAGCTTTAATAAAAAAACATCGGGTATTATACAAAAAGTATTGGTATATTTTTAATATTTTTTTTCTCGTGGGTATTTTTAGGGTATTGCGAAATGATATGACTTTAATTTATCTAAACAACACGATTCAAAACGTGATTTTAAATATAGTTTTAATAAAAAAATAACCGGCAATTAATGCCGGTTACCGTGATAGTATCTTATAGCCTCATTGACATATAATGATACCGATTGCTCCTTATCCAAGATAGAAGCCACATCCTCTTCTATCATAACAAGTATTCTTTTCACACCATTAACCTTCGGTCTTCGGGGCACACCATTGCTGTCCAATATCCTATATATCGTTTGCTCAGTATAAGCCGCAAAACAAAATGTTCCACTTTTGCAAAACATTTTGTTCCAAAATCACACTTGTTAACACAATTCAAAATGTGATTTTAAATACGATTTAAATGTCGTTTTAATAAAAAATAACGGCCAACAATGTTACAATACTTCGGTAAATTTTTACCGGAAAATTAAAAGTTAAACAATAGAACCGGCAAAAGTCGGTTCGAAAACACTAAAGAGGTCATTGAAATGTTGTCAAAAACGAATGGTTAAGCATGAAGAAATGTGCTAAAAAAAGTGCTAACATACTGATAATAAAGGAGAAAAGTTATATTCCTATTATCAAATAAAAACAGACCTTAACCAACATGCTAATAAGGTAGCGATTCTATTATTAGCATTCCCACTCTTATCTGATATTGGATGAAGCCTATCTTTCATATACATCTCTCTTGGTTTAAGTAAACAAGTTTTTACACCATCAATATCTTTAATATCTCTTGCCTGTGTTGTGCCTGGCAAACTTTCTAATACATTTGACGTGAAAAGTTGCGTATTTTGATTATATGTACCGTTCCCAAAACCAAAATCATACTGAATTATACAACTTTGATTTGTTGTATATGTACCGTCACCGTTATCTATAAAGATAAATCCGTCATTGTGCCAAACTCCATCTGTATAACCCCAATACCCACTAGTTCTAACTTGTTCACTCGTCGACATTTGAGTTAATTTGTAAAGTTCCATAAATGGAATACCCCAATGCTCTGCAAATTGTTGCTGAGCTTTATAAAAATTCGCTGAATAATCAACATTTCCTTGATAATGTGATATTTGACAGATATTTTGATGCGGGTTGTATTTTCTTATTATATCCATAAGGAAATTCATGGCGCCCCAATAATTAGCTTTATCACGGTTAGCAATATCATAAGTGTCCCATTTGGGGTCGCCATCAGGATTTAAATCATTATGTCCATGGTCAAAAACAATCAAATCAACAGGTGTATAATCCTCTCTACTACTATCAATATATTTAAGTAATTTTTCCTCATAACTATACCCCATTATGACTTCATCTGTTTGTACTTCTCGATTTAATGTGCTACCTGTAATATTTTCAAAATGAGTAAGATTATCAAGTAAGTATCGTTTTTCAGCTTTTGACGCTGACATAGATTTAGCCAAAGCTGTAATGGTGTTAGACATTGGATTAAATGACCCTGTATCAGTACTGCTACATCCCCATATATCAATTTCATCTCCTTCAGCTATACAATTCTTACCCCAACCTAGTCTAACAAGACTTTCTCCAACGGCTTCATTGTATACAGTACATCCTAATAATGTACCTACAATCAAAGGATAACCGCCTGCTGGAATTGACGTGCCATACCAAACTATTTTATAATCTTTAGTTACTGGTACGTCTTCTTTATTCCACAAAGTATCAGACAAAAACGGGTCATTTGCATCTCTTGTTTTAATTTTGTATTCTCGAAGTCCCCATATAATAGCCTTATACTTATTATTTTCTTTATAGAATGCTAGTATACTTGTATCTACTATCATGTATAGAGTACCATATTCTGTGTCTTTATATACAATATGATATCTATCCTGTGTTGATGGTGTTTTATTGATATATTGCAACACATCAACTCTTACTGTTTGATTATATACCCATATGTCATATCTTGTTGGTTCTTGAGTATCTAATGACTCACTATAATATGCTGATAGGGATATTAGATATATTTCATCATTTTCATGTCCAGTCTTAGGAACCCAAGCAGAAAACAATACAGCTTGATTTACTGCAATATCACGAGTGTTAAAAGTTAGTTTTGAATAATCAAACTTCTCATATAAAGATTGGTAATGATAATATTTACTAAAATCATCTGTTTTAAGTTTCTCATTTAAAACTCCTCTTAAACCATTTTTATAATACACAATTAGGTTATTTCTAAATGTACTGGCTATTGCTTTATATACATTGGCTGGAGCTGTAAACTCTGTTTTTATGTTTCCTAAATCTTCCTTTTGCTCAACAGATATTAGAGCATTGTTATTATCAAAAAAAGCTATACCAGCACAACTGCCTCCATAAATTCCTTCATATGAAATTACATCACCCTCTTTAATTAGAAATTCCAGATAACTTGCTTCTTCGAATACGTTTAAAGTTCCGCTTGTATTTACATACTTTCCTTTTACTAAATTTGTTGGATTAAGTGGATACAGTGATAGATTACTAGACAGATCTTTCAACTTATCTATTTTCTCCTTAATGCTTCCTTTATACGTAATATTAAATGTATCTGTAAAAGAGCATGACTTTAACAATACACCATTTTCGGGAATTTCTATATCTTCAGAAATATTTCCTAAATCTGCTTTTTCTTTTTTTACCAAAATAGAATTATTGTTATCATAGATAATATATCCAGCACATGAACCACCATAACTACCATAATAAGAGAATGTATCACCTTCTTCTACTGCGATTTCAGTATACAATCCTTTATTTGTTAATATTTGTCCATTCACATTAATCCATCCGACCTTAATATTCGCTTCTTTACCTACTATTAACGTAAGAGCATTATCTTTACTTTCTAGCAATTTATTACTTTCTGATAATCCATCTACATTCTGTTGTAATCTTTGAACAACACCGTCCTTAAATATAACATTCACATCAGTATTAAATGAATTAGCTATAGCACTATCAGCTCCTTTTGGAACTACAATCTCAATAGTAGTATCTACACCTAAATCAGTCTTTGTAATGCTGGAAATAATTTCGCCATTATTATAAAAATTTATTGCAGGACATGTTCCCCCATAATTACCTCTGTATATAATCACCTCTCCAGCAACTACTTTAAAAGCGTAATTAGTCGAAGTCTCCCTATCAGAGTTTTTTTCATTATTAACATTTATATAGTAACCTCTATTTAACCTTAATTTTGGATAAAGGTTTTGAGATTGAATAATTTCTTCAAACTCGGAAAGTTCCGTAGTCATATTTTTTCGTGTCTTGGGGTTAACCACCGCATCGGTTGTGGTAGCCGGGAATATGGTTTGCCCACCTTTGGTCAACTTGTGCATTTTTACCATATTGTATTCTATTATTCGCCTAAGTTCCGCCGGAACTTGGGCCGTTGTTATTTTATGTAATTATTTATTAACTCTTAAAATCACTCAGCACATCATCATACTCCTTATCTGACAGAGATACGCTCTGCACCGCATTGTATGCGGCATAATCCGGATAGGGCATGATCTCCGCTGTGCTCTCATCCGTCTTGCCGGAAACGAGGATAACACCTGTAATCTCCACCGATACAAGATTGCAGATACCATCGGCAAAATCAGCATCAGAAAGATAGTATTCGCGTTTGACCGACAGAGTGCCGGGACGGAGTCCATGCCTGTCAAAAATGACCAACAGACTACCATCATCAAGCCTACGGCAGTTCTTGTACCCGTGCCCGTCAAACTCCGCAACAACACATCCCGACAGGACTGTACGGTAAGTGAACCGGAAGGGAGTATTCACATCCCCGTTCAAGTTCTTCTCTATGATTTTAAAATCGGACTGGTAATTGATTCTCATAACTATAATATTGATGTTACATCGTCTATCTCCTCGGCTGTCAGGTATCCGTTCAAGTCAACACTTCCGCCACCTCCGGTTGTTCCTGTAGGACTCCATTTCCCCTTTATCTTGCAATCATATATAGGACCGGGTATGGTATCCCCCACGACAGCCCAGTCGCCCACAACTGGAGATGGGACAGCAGCATGCAATGCTTCTTCCGTAGAAAACAATCCCTTGTTGCGGATGCCGTTCTGCTTGACCTTTTCCACTTCGGTGGAGGTCTTGCTGAAGTTGTTGTTAAGACGGTCTGCCGCCTCACTCCAAGTACCTGTCTTGTTAATACTATTCAGTTCCATATCACTTTCTTACCTTTAACACTCCATTTGTCACTATTCCTTCAAGTGTTTCATATTCCACATATACCTGCCCGGAGCTGACGTTATCTTTAGACGGCCAATTACTGCATTCAATATTTGCCACATATTTAGACACAGCCCCCCCGTCATATACCGGTTTCATCCCAACCAACAGAGTTTCGCCTTTAGAACCATAGAAAGAAACGTTATTGGGAGTAAGAATAATATCCGTATTTTCCACATGATTCTGTATTCTGATACGTTCCGGATATACAGTCGTTTCTTGTATCAATTGGTCCCCTACATATTTCCGTAGAATCAAATCACCATACTCCCATCCGTCTGATGATGTGTCGAATCTTAATATCAAGGTGGCATGTCCTTCAGTCGTGTACATTTCAAGAGTATTTTTATCCGGATCAATGACAATGCGTTTCCCGTCAACAGATGTTTCTACTTTTCCGCGGAAAAATCCGCCCAAGGCTTCAACCACACCTCTGAACTTACCCCCCAAGGCATAAATATAGCCACGAAGGAACGTATCGCCACCATGAGTGGCAACAAAGTTCGCCATATTCGCCCATTCTTCATCGGTAGGTTGATAATTCGGATCATTACGGAACCTCATCACGGTCAATATAGCCTGTTGTAACGTGCCACCTGCCCAAAATGCCACATCATCATCGTCATTGTATATGCCGCTTACTCCGGCAGTGACCTTCTGTAACTTGCCATCCTTGTAATTACCCAGTTGGATCATATTGGCAAGGATCAAACCGCCAAGGATATCCACAGATCCATCCTTAATCGCGCTGGCGATATAATTGATTGACTGAAAACCGGCTGTTGCCTTGTCGTTATCCAAAATGGACGGCTTCCAATCGGTAGCGATAGTTCCACGCTCTAATTGAAGATCACAAATGGTTGCGGTACCACTGAGCATGAAAATACCTGCACCGTTAAAAGCGAACTTGAAAGTGTATCTTTGATAATCGGACGCAAGAGGCTGAGTTGTGCTGAAATCACCACACGAAACAGACACAGACGTACCCTTTGCTTTATAGCTGATAACATAACTTTCTCCTTTAATTAATGATACAGACTGAGACAAACTACCGATTGCGGCAGAGTATCCGGAGCCGGCAGCACTGTCCGAGGATACGGTAGCCACACCCGTCCAATGCTTGAGTTGCTTGCTGTATAGCTCGGTATCAGCAGACAATTGAGTATCAGAGGACAATGTTTCACTTTCATAATCCCCGGTAAACCCGGAGTTACGCAACAGATTGACACTTCCGACAGCCGCATTGTCTATCGCATCCTGAGCCTTTTGGGCCAGATCGGCAGCCGCCTGTATCTCATCCGGAAGACCTTCCATATTACGCCATCCAGTGGAACCTTGTTCGATATGAAACATACCCTTGATATCAACACCTTTATCGTGAGTATATTCCATGTAAGTGGTCCGATCCTTGTCACCAATGTATGCATTTCCGTACACCTTCATCCGGGCTTTGCCGGTAGATTTGTCAAAATCAAAAGAAATGACATCTTTCCCAGTCAAGGTAAAATCATTAATACCCTGATACATGATGATGGACGGAGAAACTTCGTTCACCGAAGAGAGAATTATCGCCGCCTGTCGGGTCATATCGGTCTTATGACCTAACCCCACGATATCATCACCTGCCACCGGAACATCGTTCTCGACATTAGGATCACATACGGTCTTGGACAAGTCTATATAGTTCTCACCCACTGCTGTGACCAACCGCCAGTAATAGCGGTTGCCGACATGATGAGAAACGCCTGTCTTGATATTGCACTCCTGGGCTATGGCAAGAGATCCCGGAGTAAACTGGTTCTCTATCTCAATTCCGTCTTCCTCTTCCTTGAAATAACAACGGTAAACAGCATCCAACTCATCTACACGGTTGCATTTCATACCTGCATGGGAAATCACCTGCTCGCCACCCACATACGTTTTCTTCTTGACCTCAAGTTCATCAAAAACGGCTTTGACCTTGACATACAGATAATCGACAACAGCCTGTGACATACCGTTCTCAAGCACAGTAATTCCACTACCGTTTTTACCAATCAAAAGACCTTTCAAAAACGTGATCAGCTCATTGGCAGTGTCTTCTTTATCTTTGCGTAAAAAGTATTTAGCCAATTCACTTATATTTGCACCTCCCGATATGGCAACAACCCTGTCTTTATTGGTTCTTATGTAAATAGAAGGATTATTATCATCATTATGTATGTATATCTCTCCCTCATTCAACCCTTCCAGTCGCTTTTCAAATGACGGGGATATTTTCGGTATAATCGGATTTCCTTCTGCATCCGTTTCCGAACCGTACCACAATATCTTTATAGGATGATTTCTAGCCATGATTACACATAATTTTCATTAACAAAAGCAGCTTGCGCCTTCTTGTATTTTAACACATCGTCCTCTTCAGGATTAGTTAGCAAAAATGCTATACCTGAAGAAGAAGTTGCGATCTCAGTTTTGCCTCCGATCCCAGCAATATCGTTTTCTCTAGGGCGTAAAGTCACTTTATATATAAACATCTGTTTTTTACCTATTGTATCCAGCTTTTCCGGGACAGAATCCCCTTCCCGTACATACAAATTACCGTCTATGTTAACGTGAGAAAGGCAAAGTAACTTATTTATGAACTCCGCTATATAATACGGAACACCACGACTTGTCCCAAATACAAAATCAAATGTCTTATAAGGAAGAGAATACATTTCTATTATCTCCTGCTTCTGGTTCACGAACTGTTCGTTCTCAACTTTTAAATCTACCCCATCCGGTTTGAATCCTCCTATTATTCTGAACTGAAACATCTGCTGAACATCATCAATCCAGAATATATTATCAAATGCAGAATTATTATCCTTATGGGAATATTCAATCAATATAGAATCACCTATATTCTCACACACACAGAATTCCTCACATTCCTTATCGCCTATAGTTACTGTATATATCCCCTCCGAAGGAGATAATGAGGCATAATACATCTTAATGCTTTCATTTACATCATAAGTAAGCAGTGTTATCTTGGAGGAAATATTGCCGATCTTATCATTCAAATAAGCTGAAGGTTTTTCGCCGTTATCACAAAAGATTTGCAGCAGGATGTTGTCTGACACAGAAAATACTTGTCTGAAACATCCTGCATTTGAATATTTATATTTCAGCGGTTTAAAGAATAACGGACAAACATCTCCGATTGATATCATAGTCTTTTCGTAAGTTTCTAGTAACTTGTGACTTCACAAGCTTTCATTGCAAATATAACAATTAAAATTTGAATCTTTATAACGAATTTAAATTTTTCACGATCAAAGTTACCTTTGAACTTTGTGATTTTGTAAAATTGTAATCAGCCTGCTGATAATATCCCTGTACAACTTTGTCTTGGTATTCCAGTTCAACAATTCCTGTAAGATCTTCCGGGAGTTCCACATCCGAAGTCTCAAATTCCACCTCCGCCACAGTAAACATCCTTTTTGAAAGAATTATATCCCTACTTTCCCCCATTCCATCAATACCCACATCACTATTACCATCTGATGACGCAAAAGTAAGCATCTCAACAGATGAGCCGATGTATGCTTCATTGGCCAAAACCATAGAAGAAGGGGAAAACATGGCATTGAACATTGTGTCAGGGCTGAGAACGCCACCCATAAGATAATCTCTGTTCAATATATACTTAAGTCCAGATGAATCAGATTTCACCCCTACCATAAATAAATCAGTGTCACTTTCGTTGTCTGTAGTATCTTCACCTATCTTGTCAGCAAGAAACTCTATGCCGTATGCGTCCGCACGGTATGGAGATATCATTTCAAGGCTATTGTCCGTCATGGTCACGCCTGTGGTATATTCATTCGTAAAACGGAACTCGTCCTTTCCATTAGCCGTATCGTAATCCTGCTTGTCAAAGCCTATCCGTATGCGAGAATACACCAATGCAGAATTAACCTTCATCTCATAATCAGATAAATCATCTATCCTTTTGACAACATCATTCGAGAAGTATTTGCTTCTATGCCGGAAAGTTACTGTATTCCCGGATATGTCGTAAGCATAACCAAACACGTAACTCATCCAGTTTGCAAATTTGGTGAAGGATGTATATATTTTGGCTCCAGGAATCTTACGGGCCGATTCAGCCGCCAAGAGCATACAATTATCAAGCCTTCTATCTCCTGTCCCCTCAATCACTCCAGTCAAACCATCTTTCTCTCCATTAATACTTTTAAGCAGCCTGTTCAGCAATATATCGGGCTTTATAACATCCATCTCAACAGGGTTTATTCGATTTTTCCATGATGCTTTAAAATAACTTGATGTTGAGACTTTGTATGGCAAATCCGGCAATACAGGTACAATCTCTTCTTTCTCATTGACATACATAGCTCTCACTATTATTTTATCATTATGCAAAAGACTTATATTGTACGATTCCGAAACCTTCTTTTCCACTGGCGTTTCTGATTCTGTCGTAAGTTCAAAACTTCCTATCACCGTTTCCGTAGTCACCGCTTCCCCATTACTATCAATCTCATTACTTATCTTCATAATCTGGAGCCTCACACCTCTTACATCATATCCCAAAGCACCAGACTGATATTTCCTAAACACAAACATATCAATATTAAACTCTATATTTATCCTAATTGATTTCAGAGCCTTTATCGAATATACATCATCACCACCTACTGTTTGATCATTAAATTCAAGAGACCCCTTTATTAAGGAATCACTGGCAGTTATATATATTGGCATTGGTGACATTTTCTTGCTGAAATAAACATTAATAAGAGTGTCATCGTCTTCCAATGTATCACCTGTAGGAATCCATTTTGCTGATTCTGAAAGTTCAAGTCCGTCATAAACAAGAGGAATGGGGCTTTTCACCTCTTCGACCGAATATTCATATTGAGTTCCTTTTTTTGACTTTATCATGGACGCCACGCTATCATCCACGGCATTTATCTGTAAGATACGACCATTATCCTGCAATGTAGAAAAATTGAGAGCGCAACTAAACCGTTCATTATACAACCAACTGTTATTTCTTGTACTTATTATTATTGAGGCAGAAGCATTCAAATAATCTTCATCATATTGTTTTAACAGCAATTTTCTAGCATCCCCAGCAAAAGAAAATTTGTTGGAAAATGTACGGATAACACCGTCATAGTCATTTCTCTTGAAACTAGCCTTCACCTCGTCCCAATTTTCAAGATCATCAGTAACCCTGTACTTCAGACCATTTATAAGTAACTCACATCGATAATACATAATTATTTCATTTTACGATTCAACCCATCGATTTCGTCACATGTCTGCCTTACAAGACAGGCATAAGATCCGGCGGTCCATTCTTTCGGATTGATATACATCTTATTATACTTCCCAATAGCGACAACTTCATTTATAAATCCACGTTTTGTAGGCTTCTCCTTCAGTCCCTCATTCTTTTCCTTACTTATCTTATCCAAATCATATTGTGCACGGGAATTTAATGCGGATATTCTAGCATTCATAGCCATTACATCACCTTTTTTACACGAATAACCTATCTTCATCAGGATATCACGCACCTCATCATACATTTTCAACTTCATCATGTTCTCACATGCCTTCATGCACTCCACGGTCATTGCAAGATTCATACGCTCATTACAATTCAATATCTCAGAGAGCAACTGTTTGCTCCCGACAATTTCTATATAGTCATTGATAATTTTTGCCGATGCAGCCCCTTTGTCCTCATCGTCAAATTCAATAGTATTGCTATCATTGGTATAAATCTCTATAAAAACGGACAAGGGAAGTTCATATATGTCACTTGTATACCTCATAATCAGATACTTTTTGAAAATTGATGATAATTGTTTTCTCTTATCGCCTTGGCTAATTTTGCAAATCCTATCTGCTGTGATTTCTCCAGATGCCCTATCTTTTTCTCCAGTTCGCTATAATCATTAACTATTGATACAGGAGGAAGATCGTTTTCGCTTCTATATGCCATAAGACCATCAAAATCATTTGCATGAGCCTTTATCCTGTCCATATCCACTGCATAAGGTATAACCTTCGCACCTTTAGGGATGTCAACCAAAGTAGGGACAGACGGAGTAATATACGCTCCTTTTTCAGTAACGATTGTTTCAGGGACACCACCATCACCCACTACAGCCAATCCGCCTTTATGCGAATCAGTACCCTTGGCATACTTCGGAATAGGAGTCGCTATAATAGTAGCAAGCTGTATCGCTCCCATAGCACCTAGAGCAGCTATCATAGGTATTGCAGCAGGGAAGCCCAATTGTTTTATCGTCTGCAAAATACCACCTGCTATCTGTATAGCCGCCTCAGCTATACTGGTATCTTTCTCAAACTTTGCCTGTTTTGTTCTTAATGCCGCTTTTTTCTTCTCCAATTCGGCATTCTTTTGTGCCGTTTTATCTTCCGCCGCACGTTTACGCGCTTCGGCTTCTTCAGTTGTTATAGCACCTCTTTCTTCTAAAGCCTCTATACGGGAAATTTCCTCTTCACCTGCTTTCTCATTCGCTTCCTGTTCAGCCTCAATAGCTTCAATCTGGCGATCATAAATGGATGATATCATTTCACCAATTCCACTAACCATAGAAGCCCACATCTCGGTAGTTCTTTCCATCTTCTCACCGTCTGTAAGTTCTTTCCAAACACCCGATATCTTATCAGACATAATACTGAATCCCTTATCCATCCCATCAAATATACCGGCAAACGGGCTATCGATATCCGATGCAAGATCTTTCAATGCAGAAGAATAACCTTTCAACACTTCAAAATTCCTTCGTGTGATATCCTGTTGCTCTTCCGCTTTTTTCAACTGATCATCCGCATTTATAGAACCTATCTCTGCTTCCATAGCCTTTATGGATTCTCTCAGCATTTCAATTTGTTGCTTGCTTACCACGCCCGATGCTTCCGCTATCTCAATCATTTTTTCAGCAGCATCTATCTGTATCTGTAATTGCTCGTTTGCGGCTTTCCGCTCCAGTTCACGCATGGCTTCATCGTATTCTTTTCGCGATAGCAGCCCTTTTGAATAATTTTCTGTTATAATGTTTTCAAGTTCCTTATATCCAGTACTTGTAGCTGCTATACGGAGAGATGATTGTTCCTCTTCCAGTCTGAGCATCTCATCAGTATACTTTTTCTTTTCCTCGATCCTTTTTTTCTCAGCCTCTGCCAACTTCTTAGCATATTCCTCATTCTCTTTCGCTATCTTCTGCATTCTCTCTTGGCCCAACATTTCCCGAAGTTTGTTCTCTTCCTCAGAATATCCCTTTACAGCTGCTATCTGGTCTTTATATTCTTTCTCTATGGCAGCAAGACTACGTTCATGCTCATCTTTAATGAGAGAAACGGACAAGTCAGCCATTTTATTCCTAAGATTCTCCATGTATTGCGCTAAATCATCCGATGCTTTATCGGCAGAATGAGGATTAAATGTAACATCTCCAATGTTAATAGAATTTGCCATATCTCTACTAGCCTTATCTACTTGATATAGCTGATTTAATAAAGAACCTATTTCTTTATCCAAGTCTTCAACCTGCTTGTTTAACTTCCCATACATGTCTCTAGCTGTATCCATAGCTGCCCCTTGACTGGATTCATATTGTGCTTTCATCTGATCTCTAGCAGATTCAAGTTTCGCACGTTTTTCTTCTTTTTCTGCCAACTGATCTTCCAAGTCTAATTTTTGTTTAGCCTGTTCTACAAGCCGATCTTGCACAGCTCTAGCTTTAGCCGAAGCTAATATGGCATTAGATAACCTTTGATAACTATCAGCCGCTTTACCTGCAAGAATGTTTTCATCACTTATATTTTTAAAGTATGAAGGATATTGCTTCTTCAGTTCCTCAACGGCTTTTTTCCGCTCTCCCATAGGTTTATTCAAATTGACAGCAGCCCTATATAATATATCCAATTTAACAGCTTCATCTTGGGCATTTTTCACACCTTCTTTTTGAGCTTTATTCAAATCCTCCTGAAGCTGTTTTAGATAATCAATTTCTTTTCTCGCATCAAACAGGCTACCCACCCATTTGGTTATCTCACCTCCATAACTCGATAAAAGAGTTATCCCAACAACTAAAGCCGTCTGCCAACTAAGAAGGGAACTCAATACCTGTTTAAATACAGGTGTAGCAGTCTGCCCCGATTTTTTAAGAAGTTCATATTCCACCCTTGCTTTCTTTAACTCATCAATAAATATAGGAAGGTTATTGGATATGGCAAGAAAGAAAGTATTGGCACTAACAGACAAAGCCGGAAGTTCTCTCGCAATCTGTTGTATGGAAACATTAAGACCATTCCAACCCGAAGCATAATTACCCACATTACGTTGGTAATTGCCCATCTGTGCATCTATATCCTTTAATTGTTGATTCAACTTGCCGATATTGTTCAAGATATCCATACCTTTTGCTCCCTCGCGTGCAGCTTGTGAAAGGTTATAATATTCCTTTTCCAACTGAAGCATTGAAGCCTTCATCTCGTTATAGCTTCCTGCTGTGGCAATCGCTACCTGCGTATGATTTCTCAATATCGCCGAATACTGTTTATTCTGCTCTGTCAGCATGCGTAACTGGGATACCGTAGCATCTCTTTTGGACTTGTATTCCTCTTCGCTGATAGCACCTTTCTTATACTCCTTTGATAATTCCCTCAGAGATGTTCTTAAGGCTGAAATTGTTTCTTTGTTATCACTTAACCTACTGTTCAATTCGGAGGCTTGTGTATCAAAAGCCTTTACCGTCTGACGGATTGAATCAAAATCAGCAGCAGTCATGGATATTTTCTTAGATGCTTCTTGAAATGAAACAGAAGCATTTTCCGCATCTTGTGACACGTTTTTCAGATCTTCGGAAGCACCTCTCAAATTTACTTTTACTTCCGTTATCTTGTCTGCCAATGTATTCAATGGCTTGGTAAGAAGCTCTATCTTACGGGAAATATCGGTCAATAACTTTAATTGACTAGCCTGTAATTCAGATAACCTATTTTGAGAAGCATATAATTTGGTAATTGTAGCATTATAACTGTCAACTTTAGACTGGTATTCTCTTAGATTACCCGGCTTAAAATTTATACCATCACTTAATTGTTTTGTGAAATTCGCATATTCGGAAGATGTGGTTTGAATATTAATCCTTATCTCATTTAACTTCTTAACGATGTTAGGATCAATCGCATCAGTAATTTTAAATTCTGCTCCTGCCATGGTCTTTTCGTAAGTTTTGGGTAGTGCATGACTTCATGCACCTTCTAAGAGCAAAGATAGTGATTTTATTGATATTATGAAGATAAGGAAATAAAAAAGGGAGAAGTTTTTGCTTCTCCCAATGAAAAAGGATTTTATTTTTTTTCTTTCTTTAAATTATCAAATGAAGGAAATTCCTCGCCTAGTTTATCAAACCAACTTTGATATTTTAATTGCAGATAATGATAATATGTTTCAAAATCTTTAACTTTACTACAAGAAACTAAACTATTCATATCACGACTTCCCCACATTACTTTTAACAAATATTCTTTTGCATCACCCTTACTCTTATTGTACAGCAAAAAAAGGAATTTTGAATACGACTCAGGATATGAAGATTCAGACTTGTTATAAGGGAATCTCATTTTTCTTACAATTTCATTTACATTATCAGCCATTCTCCATAGTTTAAAGAATAAAATAATTTGCAAGATTGCAAATATGACCATAATTAATTCTAATACTACCATAATACTTTTTTTATATAGTTATAATAATTTGGTTATTTTCAGCAAAGTAATATACTTTTAAAATCAAATCAAAACATTACGACATATTTGTTTGCAATTTAGAATATTGTCTAAATAAATTACAAACATAGCATTTCAATCTTCATGTTTAAATTTCACCTTCTCACTTCTTTTCCCAGTGCATACAATCAGTTTGAGATGTTTGCCGTATATCCGTTCAAGTCTATTATTTTGTTCTTCCATTTTTTGAAGTATAATTTCAAGTTTATCTATTGTTTTCATAGTCTTTTCGGGTTATGTTGCGAATCGCAACGTTAACGGATGTAAAGAGTCTGCCCACCTCGTAAGCAAGGTGGGAAAGACTTATTAATATGTAAAATCTAAATTAGGCTATCTTCATCAATTTTCCGTCAGAACGTTTGCCACCAAACAGGTAATTGATGTATGCAAGCCCTTTCTGTGTGCATAGCACAACCATCACGACAAAGCCCGGATGATTATCTCTTGGGATAGGCTTTTCTTTCATCTCAAAGTAGCCTGCATCAATATATTTCTGTTTTGGCTCATTCCTGTTAGCAAAGAATACTCCTGCTTCACGAAGCTTCTTGAACAAGGTATTTCGTCCGAATGTTAAGCCGAGTATCTTGGCAGCCTGTCCTATATCACATTTGCCTTCCATCGCAAAGGCTTTGTCGGCAAAGTCAGCTTTGGGCTGGAGCTTGGAATTTTGCTGTTCAAGACACTTAATCTTTTCCTCCGCAATCTCTATACGTTTCTGTAGAATCTGCTGGGAGCGCATCAAGATGTAATCATCATCCTTTAGTAGGGCTTCCCGTCTGTTGAACTCATTGATGAATCTTTCTTTAAACTCTCCGGCTTTTGCCCCAGTGTAGCCCATGACAAGGAAACTAAAACCGTCCTTTGTCATTTCATAAGCGGTCTGTTCTCGATTTCTACTATCGATGTAGGTAATAACGCCAAAATTGGCGGCATTAAAACTCGCTGAGCATGAAAGACTTTCAATGTCTCTGACTACTTTACTATGTTCTTTCCCGAACACTTCCGCAACAAGTAACGAAGTAGTCACATCGTTGCCGTTGCTGTTTTGAAATACTAATTCTGCCATAATCTGTGAACATTTAAGATTATAAGAAATTATATGTGGCAACTTTATCAAAAAGAAAGCGGTTGCACTTTACGCTGTTCACAGATGGCGCATTCGCTACGAGAGCAAATACTATAATCTTACGTAAAGGCAACCGCCAATATCCAATAAGGGCATAAAAAAACCCATGTATGATATGAGCAACTTAACCGCTTGCTTAACGTAACGAATGCAATCGTCATCTGTGAACGGTACAAAGGTACGCAAACTTTCCATACTACCAAACGAAAACAATATTTTTTTGAAGGCTATTTTTTGAAGATCCTCCACTGAACATCCCAACTTATCTGCTGTTAAGCTATTATTCATTTTTATTTCCATGATCATGCAGCCATTAAAGATTTAAACTTATTCAGAAAATACACCTGACCTTTACCTGTAACGTAACAGGTATGTTTTATAAAAATGGGATTTTCACCCGATACTATCGGTCTTTCTTTCACGAAGAACAATCCCATTTCTGCCGCCCTCTGTGTAGGCATATAGTCATTTATATATTTATTCTTCGATCTGCTGTATCGCTGCCTTCTGATAAGGAACTTGTTCTCTACCATCCATTCATAAAGCCTTATTTCTCCAATCTTATATCCGTTTTGGGTGATAAGTTTCGCAAGATCTCCTATGAGAATATTGGTAGACGAACTTGTAAAACATTCTTTGAAAACTACAGCGGGTTTTGTTTCTTCTATAATAGACTGCTTCTCCTGTTCCTTCTTCTGCACTTCCAATGCCAATCGTTGCTTTTCCTCCCGTTCGCTCTTTAGCTGTGTGGCAAGACTGATAACAAGGTCAGGGTTGTTTATCATCTGCTCAAGCGTTGGCTGCGTGGCGGTCATGCCGTATCGCATCAACTCATCAAGTTTTTCAGTACACCACAGTTTCAAATCAATGTCTAACCATTGACAGAAATCAACTACTATTAATCTGTGCATCCAAGTACCACCTCCGTTATGTGATGAACCTGCCTTTGATATAACTAATTGATTTTCAGAAATACCATATTTTCTTGTAATTGCGTTAATTAATTGATTTGTAGCAGGTAAGGACAAATAATCATTGGGACGCTTTCCGTAGATTTTAGCAAGCTGTGTGGCGTTAACCATAACATCATCTTTGATGTCAAAAAGTACTTCGTTTCCATTATAGGAGAAAGTCTTGCTCGTTTCGTGAGCTGACGCAATCTGTACGGTACTATTATTCCCGTTCAAATAGATTTCATTTGGTTGTAGCATGAAATGAAATTATTTGTTATTAAATAAAAAAGCAGACAAATATCCTAGTTTGCTACAACCTACCATTGCCATTGGGCGATGATACACGGATATCGTCTGCCTATATTTTAATATATAAGTTTCCTTACGGGCATAAAAAATCCCATTGGCATATTTAATAGTAAGTTGTAGCACTACAAAGGTACAACATTTTTTCAAACAAACAAATAATGAAAATATATTTTTCATTGTTATTTTCACACGCATAATATCCATCTTTCTAATGACTTTCAACACGCCACAATATGCCTTACCTGTAATTTCTGCAATTTGCAGTGAACTTATTGTTCTTTTTTCGCCATTTTCCCCATCAATAGGTACTAACTTATTAAAATTTTCCATATCTTTGCGATATAAGATTAATATTGTTCCCCGTTGGCGGCTCAGTCACTTCCGCCTCCGGGGATTTATTTTGACTGATTGTAGCAGGTGAGGAATCGAACCCCATTGTGCCATTATTCACTCCTGCTTTCCTCCCTTATACTATCCACGCTTGGAATCGTATAAAAAAAAGTCTCGTAATAGGTGCAAGCTACTACGGTACAGTCATATATAAACTCCAATAGGAGAATATTTAATCAACATCAAGTAACGACTTGCACTTGTTACAAATGCAAAGGTAATGATGTTTTTATCTTACACAATGGTATGAATATTAAACAATTGACAATATAAATCCAATGTAACTTGCTGATTCAAATGTATTTTTCATAATTCGTTCTTTGAAATGTTTACAATCGGTTACAAGGCTACGTTAAGCAGCCTTGTGTTCACGAATGAGGTTTGAAATAATGATGTATATTTTATCAAGAAAATGGTTACGTTCAGCGATTTCAAGTTTGGACTCATCACGCCTTATTTTCTTGTAGCTGTGTATTGATATCTGGTATAGATAATAAAGCTGTTCATACACTTTGTGCCATACGTCTTGCTGTTTGGTATTTGTGGCGGATGCGTATTTGTTTACCAACTGACGAACTTTGTTGCGTAGCGAGATTTCGGGTAACATTTCTGATGACATTGATACCGATAACAGAAGTTTGCCATTCTCTTCCCTTTCTTGCTCTATCGCATTAAGACGCTTTTCAACATTTTCAAGTCGTTGTTCGTGTTCAAGATTTATATTTGCTTGCATCGCAAACATCTGTGCAGAGGTGAGCGGTTTTTGTTGCTCTTTTAGAGCTTTTTCCATTGCGTTGAAGGCTGCGATATAGTCCAGCTTGAATTTAAGGGCTTTCTTTCCGGTAAAACCCATCGCCAAAAGAGTAAATCCATCACGGTTCATTACGAACATTGGGTATTCTTGCCTATTTTGTTCATTAACATAAATAGTTTCAACAAACATAGGGTCAGCCGAAGTTTCGGCACACCCCTGTATAAGCTCTCTAATAGCATCTAAGACATGCTTATGTTCTTTTCCAAACTTTTCAGCCACCAATAGGCTGTTAGTTAAAACTTGGTCATTCTGACCTTTGAATACGAGTTCTGTCATATTGGTTAATTTTATACCTCACCCTTTCTCCCAAGATAATTATTAGGAGGCGGATGAACATTGTTAAACTTCAATTATTCATTTTGTTGCTTTAATACTGGATGCTTCTCCAACATCTTTGCTTCATCTCTTATTGGTTATCGTAATACAACGCTTGGGCGCCTGTTGTTAGGTGATGGGAACAGAGCAGGTCTTGCCAATAAAAGACATACAGTATAAAACATAAGAGCCTTTTTATCTCACGGCTGTCATTGGTTTTTGCCAAAGTTCCGCTCGGTGGGCACTGATAGAACCGATTGTATGGATTTAATCTAACTTATAGGAAAGAAAAAATCCGTTGCTAAAGTAGAGAGGCAACGGATTTCCAAATATAAAGAAGGCTCACGTTTGAGCGATTGTTTAATCATGTGTCTGTTGCCTCTCTACTTGCAACGGCTACAAAGGTAAATGATGTTTTTACATTATACAACACATTATAAATCAACACAAAACGATCTAAAGCGGATCGTAATGTACAGTAATACAGAGTAACGCATGGTAATTAATGATATGGCGTTTTTATACTATAATTTAGACAAAATCTAAATTACAACATAAATGATAGTTTTGTTTTTCAATTAAAAAATAAATATCTTTTCGCACAAGACATTTGAGGAAAAATCAATATTTACATTGGGAGAACATTGGGATATTTTCGGTAATACAATTTAGTCAATGTAGATTTAAGGCTGTTATAGTCTTTGATAAAGCCTAAATCTATCCATTGAGCTATCTGTAATTCTAACTCATATAATTCGCGGATTTTATCTTCATCGCCAATCTTATTACGCATTTCTGATTCATGTTTGCCATAAACTATGATGTTTAGAGACTTGGCTAAGTCCTTAATCTTTTTCTGGAATATATCCCCAGGGAGTATTGAACAAACGGCATGACACATAGCAGGATAAGCATCTCCAGCTAAATTACGGTATTGAATCATCTCATCATATACGAAGCGTATTACCTTTACTTCAAAGCGAGGATTAATCCACATGGCAAATTTGGTAAATAAGAAAGGATGCATCCATACTTCTTCTTTAGGTCTGCCAGCTTTACCCTTCTCTTTAACCTTACTCTTCTTAACTACCTGATTATCAATTTTAGGGGAATTTTCCCCTAAACCATTTTCACGTTCTTCAGCTATGAGCGCTTCTATAAAATCTCCAGTTCTTTTAGCCAAAAGAAACTCATCCATTTTTCTTTGTTCATTTCCTTTTACTGAATTCCATTGACGTAACAAGTCCCCACCGTCAAAATAGCCATCTTTTGTTCTCTGACTAACTGTAAATTCACCCATTGGGCGAATCATGATTTGATTCGTTTTCATGTCTTTTCGTTCACAAGATGTTCCGTACATCTTAATACGGGATATAAAAAATGCGGCAACCGATATAGAGGAGTCGGCCACCGCATCATATCCATTACTCTTAATGAATATATAATATCTTTCTATGCGAAACCTCTATCTATCGCTGTTGCTAAATTAATAAATAATACGGGAAACGCCAAAATAATAGAATGATAAAAATCACCATTTTACGGAAATATGAATTCTACAAACTCACCCGACCAGTTTTCACCTTCACGACAGAACTTATACACATCTCCAACCTTGTATAATATATAAACACATTCATCCATAACAGCAGCCTTCTCTGCGATTGAACGCATATGTTCCATCTCCCTCATTGATTTATTTCCTTGACACAAGCAGTTTTTCATAATTCGCACCTCCTTATAAATTTATCAATAGAGGGCATAAGCCTGTACGTAACATAATGCCTCCTTGCTTTGGAGCTTACCTTGAAAATTTTATAGCCATATTTCTTCTCAATATCAGAACCAAAAGAAACGCCATAGCTGGCAATCCTTATACCATTTGATATTGGTATTGCCGTGATGGAACTATAAAAATCTCCACGTATGATAAGGTTTGGAGTATTATTTCCTCTTGCAGAAAAACCCAAATATGAAGGCTTTGGTTTCTGTATCTTTGTCTTCCAATTCTTATAGCGTTCGGCATTTTTCCTCCAATGCTCTCCATAAGCTTTTTTAAAGTATGGGTCCTCTGTATATCCGGGAATTAAAGGACTTTCATCGCCATCAACACCACTATATAGCTGTTCTCGTATATATTCCTCAAACTGAGGAACATCCCTTTCCATCTTATCCCTTATCATTGGCTGAATGCCATCAGCCAATTTCTTCCAACATCTCGCGTATTCCTCCAATGTCATAGCAAAACGGGGGATCAATCTCCCCCGCCTCCTAAATTACTGTTATTGATAATCCTATTATATACGGAAACCAGCCTTGATTTCCGCCTTTCTCTAGAAATGTCCTTCCAGAATACATCTATATTCTGAGCGACAAACTCATCCAATGAAAGTTTGACCACCTCGGACTCTATAAATGTGACTCCATTAATTCTCATTGTACCCATTGTTCAATTCCAATGACCCCATTAGCCTGTAAAATAGAAGGAGATTTAAGCACCGGTACACCTCCTGTCGCTGTAAGCACACCGTTACTGTATTCCAGTGCTGACGCACCAGAAACGACTGTTGAAGCCTTATTAGACAATACAGTGCCATAATATGCAGTAAGGTCTGTGCGGTCATAGTGATCCACGAGTTTATATGTATTCTCAGGAGATGCCATTTTGACAAATTCAACGTAATTCAATCCCTTGAGAACATTTTCCAAATTGACACCCGCTTGCTTTACAGACATGTTTTTCATCATCTTCTCGGTATCGGAATACATCGCATTAAACGCAAGATAAGCCTTCTGACCGCTTGAATCATAAGCCTGTCCTGTAGGGTAAACCCCTGACAAATCGAATCCTGCAAGTTCATCTGTTCCGTCATCTTCTCCGTAGATTACATTATTCTTGTCAAAAACATACATATCAAACAATGTATCCTTGTTGGATACAAGATTAGCTTGTAAAGCTAGATTAAACTTACGCAACGTGAATGTATCCGTCCTTGCCGAATAGCCCGTTATTTCCGACCCGGCATAACCATTTTCTGTTGTATTGGGTTCACCTCCGCTTACCGCGTATTCCGAAAATCCTGTAATAGGATAAATTCTGTCCGGATAATCAGCATGACAGGCTTCCTCCAAAGCATCAGCAGTCAATTCCTTGGGCAGTTTTTTGCCATGAATGACCAATATAACACCTGCGACCTTGTCCGGTTGCAGGGGGCAGTAACTCATTCCAGTATTAAATCCGGACGTGCTGCCGCACTCTCTAATATCTGTTCGCATAACAATTCTGATTTTTAACTGTTAAATCCAAATTCTTTATTTCAATAGCATCTATCTTTTCGCCAACTTCCTTACCGTCAACATCAACAGCACCACGTCTTCCAAAACTATAATTTTCTGAATATGTATGGCTTACAATACCGGAGTAACCGAAATCAAATTTATCACTTTTTTTTAACTCTTCTATGAATCCGTAATACAAAGGTCGAAGAATACCTTCAAAAGATATCTCACGACGTTGTTCATTTGTATACTTTTCCAGTGTATTGGTAGCGATTATTATGTTTACAGATGCCTTACAAAAATAATTCTCACTATCCCTTTCCTCGTCTAAGGGAACATACAGCCCTATCATTGGGAATTTTCCCGATGCTGTCACCCTGCTTTTCCCAAGAAGAAGAAGTGTTTCCCTTATATAAGAACTGTCACCATATATGTAATTTATCTGTTGATCCATTCTTTTTGACAAGGAAGCACATACATCTGATATTATATCAATTATCATAACCCAAAGGAATTAATTGTTTCCATCAATTCGAAATCGGTGGCGATATCCGGATAGTCCGCATTATTGGCTTGAAGCCATCTCACAAGTCTGATATTCATTCTTACCATGTCGTTCCATGCAAACATCATTTTCCTTTCGGGACTTACAAGACGACCATCATCTCCATCAGCCTTCACTCCTGTAATAGTCACCTGAGTGTGATTATGTCTCAAGTAATGGAAGTATATATAGTTGGCGATGGGGGATTTGGAAATCTCCCTATCGCCATCACTATATTTCATGACAAGATGCGCTATAAGATCATCCCATCTTTTTTCCTTCGTTTCTCCATCGTTGGAAATATAGGATGAGAATTCCTTATACAACTTTTCCCCTAGGAGCTTCTCTAAATATTCCGGCTCATATTGCATTACAAAGCCTTGAAGGCTGTCAACAATTGCCTTATTAGTCTCAGAAGGAGTATGTATATTCAATACTGCACCTTCGATATCAAGAATACCACCTTGGAAAAAAGTATAATCCACCAACATTACACAATATCTTTGAGGTTCTTCTTTTTATTGAACAAATCTTCAGCACCGATTTTCTTAGCGTCTTCCATCAATTCCGAAGGAACAGTGGCAACACGTCCATCTTGGAAGAACTTACCTGCAAGTAACATATTAACACTTACTTTATCACCTTTTTTATAAACGGCCCCGTCCTTTGCGAACTCAACCTCATAAGTTTTAGTCAAATTTACTTTCATAATGTTTAATAAATTTATCCGCCAATACCGGCAGGGGTTATAGCTTCAATAACGGTCGCAATCTTATCCTTGACAAATGCAGTTTTATATTGCTTTTTAATATACACCATAAGACGTTTTTCACCAAGGATAGTCACCATATTTTTAGTGAAATCATCATTTTCCCATCCAAGTGTAATGGTAAGAACCCATACATCACGGATGTTAAGATAGTTAAAATCGCCAACCCAAATATCACCTTGTTTGATTGCAGTGCTGGTTTCCACTTTCAAACCTTGAATCAGTTCATCACCAATACGGAAAGGACGGAGATATTGTCCATTAACATCCTTAGTCAACTGCATCTGTGCATAGTCAAGAGGATGCATAAGCACAAGGTTTGGACGATAAGCCATATTGGACATTGATACAATCTGTGTATACATACCAACAATAACATCATAAGTGTTGGGTTTCTCTACTTTCAGAGCTGTCAAAGAGAATGTAGGTATATCACTCCCAATCCCTTTAATCTGACCGCCGGAACCAGTACCAGACAGAATACCTTCTTCTTCTTTCAAACCAATACGATTGATAATCTCAGCCCTAACCTCCGCAACCAACTGAGGCAAATCAGATAATGTTTCTTCGGTTACTTTTGTGCCAAGAGCCACTTTGCCAGCATTGATAGTAACTTCTGCCAATGTACCGCTCATCATAGGCTTAAGACCGCCTTCTGGAACCCATTCGGCTTCTTCTTCACCCGGATTGAACTCCGCATAAGTCAATGATCGTGTAGATATTGCTGCCACATTGGCAAATTTACGGATTACAGTCTGGGAACGTGGATCAACAGATAACTGACTATCAATTGTCATGTTATAATGTGGTGCCACACCCGTACTCTTCAAGGGATCAACCTCCTTCTTGTTTATAATAAGCGTAAGGCTTTTCTTAAAACCGGGGGACTGCTTACAAGCCGTTTTCAAGTCCACAGTTTTCTCTCCGTGCTTGCCTACTGTGATGAAATCCTTCAATTGCTCTTCAATCTGCTGGTCTACAGACTTGAACACCATTTGCCCGTCTTCATTCTTATGCATTGCACCTTTCATGCGAACGATTATCTCTTTCATCTCACCAAGTTCCTTACGCACTGTATCCAATTCCTTTTCGGAATCTATCTTTTGAGAAACCTCATTTAATTTATCCTCAAAAGTTTTTTTGTCGATAGTATCGTCCATGAAATCGCCTACAGTAGCGTTTATTGCGTCCTGCAACGCCTGTAATGACTTCACGGAAACCTCATCCATTACCGACAAATCAATTTTGCTTAAAAAGTCAAATTTCATGCTTCTTTAAGTTTTAAAGGTTTTGTAAATAGTTTTATTTTTTCATCGGCTCCCTCTTCATCAAGTGGCTTGTCTGCCGGCTTGTATCGAGCGAGTGACATCGCTTTTCTTACTAACATTTGGATTTCCTCCCTCTTTCTTATCGGAAGTCCTTTACATACATCACTTATTTCAACCGGAAGTGACTCCAACGCACTTTCATATTCTTCTGCCGATTTCAGACCAAGATATTCAGTTTCTCCGTTACATCCTATGGACACTACGGATATCTCATACAGAATGACTTCCTTTACAACCAAGCAATCACGTTCCCTGTCATATTCACATTTTTCCCATACATAACTATAACCTATAGAGAACTGGTTCAAAGTGCCACTTTCAAGCTGCTTCAACGCTTGATTTCCTCTTTCCACATCATCAATAGACGCTTCAAAGTAAAGCCCTTTCTCATCTTCTTGCAGAAGCGTAATGCGTCCTATAGGCTCATGCATGTCATGCATCCACAACATGATAATCTTATCATTAGCAGAACTTCCCGGGCCTCTCTCCTGTATGCTTTTTGAAAAACAACCTTTCAGGAGCATGTCACCGGACTTATCAATGTTATTGAAAACCGCAGCATAGCCACTGATAGTTCTGCTGCCAGAATCATATTGTATCTCCTTTGCATAAAAAGCTAAGGATTTATACTGCTTCCCCAGCCTGTTTTTGTATTTGCTTGTCTCCATCATTATTTATTTCACTTTTAAATTCTCCCTTAGGATTATCAGGATCAATATCTGTAAAATTGGACATTTCGGTTCTTGCCTCTTCAAAAGTAATCAGCCGATTGTTATACAATGAAGCTACAGCATTAGAGGCTGTAGACAAGGCATCCGCCAATTCTTTCATATCCTTTTGAAGGCAAGGGACATGAGTGAAGTCCATTTTGATTATTGCCCTGTCCTTACATATAGCATTAGTCAGAGCCTCTGTTATAGATTCACTGTCAGGTATAATAAGGTCCTGATATGCCGCTTTCTTTGCTTGAGAAGAGTTATCATAAGTACTTCCTTGTATAATCAGATTGGGGTCAAAGCCTATCGTCTGAGCTATCGCTTCCAAACACGCCTTATCCTCCTCATGAAGCTTCAATTGGTCTGTATTTGACCCTAATGTAATCCACCCTAGTTTCTTAGGAGTCACCATGATTTCATACAACTTATGCACTATACCATATTTCCTTTTGAAATCATCCTGCAATTTCTTGGATTCAGACGGAGTAATAGCTGCATTCCCTACGTCAGTCGTATCATTTCCGTATAGTATCCCTTTAGGTCCTCCATTAACAATAAGGTTTCCTCTCCCTATCAGTTGAGCCATATAGTTTCGAGTATGAGTAGATAATGCGTCCACAGGGGAGTGGAAGGTAATTCTCCCTCCATTATTACTTGGAATATCCATTATCGAATCGTATATGACAAAATACTCCTCATCACCAAGTTCTATATTCTCATTTCCCCAACGTATATATACCCTTTTAGAAATTGAAGAAAGTTCTGTTTGAGTAAATGGGCTCTTACCAAGAGACTCCATGTAGAATAATTCGGGAGGTATTACCATCATGGATTTAGGAAGGTCGGATTTTAAAGCTCTTAATGTATAAATAGGGCAAAAACCGAAACACTTCAAAGATATCTCAACCTGCTTTATGAAAGAACGCCCACTCTGTATCACATTCGGACGATTCAGAAGAGTCACAATGTCTTTGAAACTCCTCTTCTCGTTTCCGTTAATATCCGTCACATAATACCGCCCATTCTGCATCATTCTTCCGCAATGATCTAGAACCATTGCAAACGGCCAACATTCATGTAAGGCTCTTGATTTCCCTTCAACGGTCGACATGTCAAAATCTATATTCCCTCTATTGCCATAAAACAGATTTTCCACCCATTTAGGAACATAAATAAAATTACCACCATCATCTTTACCATGATAAGTAGCATCACTATACATATCCTTATTCGACTTCTTTAAAGAAGGTATCTTAAACCATTGTTTCATTGTTCAACAATAAAGGCAACCGCCGTTATAATACAGCAATTGCCTCCACAGTGATCACGTTCTAAAAGTGGGTATGGTGTAACTTCACACCATGAAGGCTATTGCCTGCTACAAAGGAACAAATTAATTTATTCATTAACAAACAATTTAAATATTATTTTTGTTTAATCTAAATTAAAATAACAGATTATACAATATATATTTTATTAACCTTTTTCCCATGTGGATACAACCTGTTTGATATCTTCGCTATTGTCTTCTTGGGAAAATGGGATAGAGAGTAGGGCGTGGATTGAACGGCTGCTGTGCTTTTTGCTGGCGGTCGTTCTTTTTTTTGTATTCTTATTTGCGAAAGAAAGAAGCAATATTTATCTTTGTGGAAGCGTGTGAAGATGCACGCCACATTAATTATGACGAAAGGACATATCATATACAGTATAAAGCCAAGAGCTTGTTGCGGATTAATTTCCGTGGCGGGCTCTTTTTTGTTTTGTATGACCAAATAAAGAAGACATGCCTCTGTAATAAGAAGTATTGCCAATTCTTAATACAGATGATGAATTACTAAACGCATTTTTGCGTTTAGATTTTGTATCAACGACTTACGAAAATTCAACAGGCAAAAGTAATTAAAAACGTTGATAATTAATGTGATGCAAAAGTGCAGGACATGTTTGTTAAATATATAATAAGAAGTAATATGCTAGTTGTAGAAAAAGTTTCGTCTGCTCTTGAAATGAGTGAAATTATGGTTTACGAACATCCACTATTTGGCAAAGTTCGTATGTATATTGAAAATGGTAAAAGTTGGTTTTGCGGAATGGATATTGCCACTTCTCTACAGTATTCGAATCCATCAAAAGCAATTATAGATCACTGTAAACCAGCCTCCATAACGATTCGGGAAGTAGGGGTACAAACTGGATTAAAAGCAGATGGTACGCCAGCTATACAAATGAAATCAATGAAGTTTATTAGCGAAGGCAACATCTATCGCTTGATAACCAAAAGCCAGATGCCGAAAGCTGACGAGTTTGAGAGTTGGATATTTGATGAGATTGTTCCTTCGGTGGTAAATACAGGTAGTTACTCGCTTCATTCTCAGTATAACGTCCCTCAGTCTTTTGGAGAGGCTCTTATGCTAGCTGCCCAACAGCAAATGAAGATTGAGGAGCAACAGAAACAAATAGAACAGAAGACCGAGCAACTTGATGAGTCCAAAGAATGGTACAGTATCAAGCGTTGGGCAAAGGAGCATAATATGAACTGGCGTTCCATCAACTGGCGAAGAATGAAAGCGTTATCTTATGGATTGGGCTACGAGATCAAGAAGATATTTGATGCCAACTATGGACAGGTGAATATCTATCATATTAATGTGTTCAAAACTTACTTTCAATGAGAGATGTAATCTACAATTTTATCAACGAGCACATGATGATACATATTGTGCTTATAGCCTTGTGTATTGCAGCTACAATGGGGGCTATGTTAGTAGACCTTATCACGGGAGTAATGAAAGCCAAGCAACGGGGGGAGGCAAGAACATCCACGGGGTATAAGAAAACAGCCGTCAAAGCGAAGAAGTATTTCACCCCGTTCATAGAATTGTGCTTCATTGACCTGTTATGCTGCGTAGTTATCCCCTTCCCTATTTTTTCAATGATTTGGACGGGTTACTGCATTTTCTGTGAGTTTAAATCAGTCCGTGAAAAATCATGGGAAAAAGCGGAGTTGCGCAAGGCTGAGAAGACAATGAGTGTGATTATCGAGAACAAGGATGATATTGCCAAGATCATGGCTCAGATACTATTTGACAACGAAAATAAAAAGGAGGATAAAAAATGAAGTATTTTACAATTGCGGAACTCTGCAAGTCAACGACTGCTGACCGCTTGGGTATCAACAACAGATGCAGACAGGAGCATGTGACTGCTCTAACTGCCTTGGTGGATAACGTACTGGACCCGTTACGCACATGGTGGGGAAAGCCTATAACAATAAACAGTGGCTATCGCTGTCCGGAACTTAATGCAGCTGTCAAGGGAAGCAAGACCTCGCAGCACATGAAAGGGGAAGCTGCTGATATTGATACTGGAGACCGTCAGCAAAACAAGTTGTTGTTTGAATATATCCGCAAGAACCTGCCCTATGATCAATTGATTAACGAAAGCAATTTTGCATGGGTGCACGTCAGTTATCGAGCTGACGGTGCCAATAGAAAACAAGTGTTAAGTTTATGAAACAAAAGATCTATATATGGATTGCGGTAGCGATAGCATTGCTATTGCTGTTTGGATCATGCCGGAGCATAAGGTATGTCCCGGTGGAGACAATAAGGACTGACAGTCTTTATCTTACTGTGTATGAACGTGATTCCATTCACATTAAGGATTCTATCTATGTAAAAGAGAAAGGCGATTCTGTATTAGTTGACAAGTGGCATATAGTCTACCGTGACAGGACAATTCGCGATACAGCCTATATAGAGAAGGAGAAAGATGTAGAAGTCCCCTATCCTGTGGAGAAGGAATTAACATGGTGGCAGAAGACAAAATTAGAACTAGGAGAGTTATCTATAGGTGTTATATTAGTATTGCTAATCGTAGTCATTTGGCTGATAAAGAAGAAGGGAGGTGCAAGATGAGATAGCAACATCAAGTATTATTCGCCACAGGTAGAAGTGTGGCATATAATAGAAAAACTCATTTAATAAAAGTAATTCTTTCAGGGGCTTAGAATCAAAAAAAAGCCCCCAACGTTCAAATAATTATTGCCACATAAAAATTTGAAAAAGCATAAGACACCGTACGTTGGAGGCTTAATATCTTCAACACGGTATCTTATGCTTTGTTTATGTATATATCAAGTTTTTTATGTGGCATGGCAAAGATAAGAATAAAAACTAGAAAAAACATGTGCAAGTCAGAAATCTTTGCCAAAATAATTAATATTGTTTCAAAAGAAACAGAAGTGTCTGTTGACCAAATATTATCGTCTGATAAGAAGATGGAGACAGTGGATGCCCGGTATCTTCTTGTATCTCTTCTTTTCGAAAGTGGTATGTACCCTTCACAGATAGCCGTTCATATCCACAAAACCAAACGTGCAGTTAACTACATGATATCTAATTTCCATGAGAGGATAGAGAATGGGAAAATGATGAGAATATATTGGGATAATATAAAGAATTTGTTGGGAAACAACTGATTCCTCATGAGATATGATATATATACTTTTGTGAACGGTCGATTTTGACCGGGATACAAAATACAAATACTTATGGAACGAACTTATGTTTTTAACCAAGACGGTGGAACCGGCGCAAACAATGGTCTGCTTGCGTCCATTCTTCCGTCCTTGCAGAGCCGTGGAATTGACACAGGCTATCTGATGGGGCTGATGGGAGGAAATGGAAACGGCGGCTTTTTCGGAAACAATGGAGGTTTTCAGGACATCATTGCATTGATTGTGATTGCAGCCATCTTCGGTAACGGAAACTTTGGATTCGGTGGCAACAACAATAAGGGTGCCGATGAAGGAAGAGAAATGATCATGCAGACACTTAACCGGAACGGTGTGGACATTGCATCATTAGCCCAAGCTGTTAACACCTCTTCAGACCAAATCCTTGCCGGTATTAACTCTGTATCACAGGCAATCTGCGGTCTCGGTAACCAAATGGGTCAGAACACCAACAGTATCCTGACTGCGATTATGCAAGGTAACAACGCTCTGACATCTCAGATCTGTAGCTGTTGCTGCGATATGAAACAGCTTGTAACCACACAAGGATACGAGAGTCAGCTTGCAATGTGCAACCAAACTAACGCATTAATCAACACTGCTAACCAAAACACATTGTCATTGCGTGACGGTGCTACTGCCAACACGAATGCTATCCTTGCTAAACTTGATGCAATTCAAAATCAGGCATTGCAGGACAAAATCGCATCTCTTACTGCGGAAAAGGCTACTTTAACAGCCGAAATATCCCAGCGTAATCAGAACGCCACTATCCTGAGTGCAGTAGGACAACAGATTGCTCCTTTGGCAGCCGGATTGCAGGCATTACAAAGCGATGTTGATGGAATCAAATGCAAGCTCCCCAATACTGTGAGTGTTCAATACCCCAATTTAACCGCTATTAATACAGATTGTTTCCGTGCAGCCGCCTACGGTGCATATATGGGTGACGCTGTATACGGACGTAGTGGATGTGGTTGCAACAACTACTGGGGTTAATCCGGTAAGAAAGGAGGTAGATATGTGGCCTAACTTTTTTACAGGATTCCCATTCCCATCAATCGGAAGAGCAAACTTCAATACTCTTCCTACGGTGGCTGTGACAGTCGGTACGGAGAATGTTACTCTTGAACTCCCTAACCATGCGTTCCGTAACAGGGATTATGTTGGGGGATTCTATATCAGTCTCCGACAAGCTATACCTGCCGGTACGACTGCTACACTTCCGATATTGATAGGAACTAATGGGGACACAAGACCGTTGATGGCTTATAACAATGAGCCTGTGACTGTTGCAAACTTGGCTGGAACCGGCATCTATGAGATTCATTATAACAAGTACACCAACGAATTGTATCTTGTTAATGGAGGGTACAGACCGACAACGGCTCCGGCTCCTACAGTAGAAACCGCTTCTTTACGGAGCAAGTAATAATTAACATGGAGTTTTGTGGTGGTTCCCAAAATGGGAATAACCACACTCCTTAAAATTAAACAATCATGTTTCAATCACTTCGTACCAATAACCAATTGTATATACTTCATAAGGATGCTAACCCGTTTATCGAATACGGCCCGGTGGTCAGCGTTTCCGCTCCCAAGCCGAAATATCCTATGGCATCCCCTATGGGACAGTTGCCCCAAATGGAAATGGTTGTGGATGTTGTTGTCTGCATCAACGGGCAGAACACGACATTCCAAAATCTTCCTGCCGGCATGGATATAGCCGACTTCGGACAGAACGGGAATATCGTAGTGTCATGCTCGCGTGATGCTATGAATAACGAGGTCGCTTCTATGAAACAGAAAAGCATAGACATCATCAACAGCATGGACTTCCACAATTCCGTCATTGCAGGGTGTGACAAGATGCTTACGCTCTTGAACCCTGAATTTGCCGAGAAACAACGTCAGGAGCAGGAAATATCCTCTCTGAAAGGGCAAATGGCGGAAATGAGCAAGAATATGTCTGACCTTATGGATTTGAACAAACGGCTCATGGAACAACTCGGAGTGGTTGAAACATCCAAAACAAAGAAATGATTATGGGAATGTGGGAAATATTAGAAGAAGGGCGTGACGATTACGGACGCGGCTTCGGTATGAGAGGTGACGAAGTGGAGGAAGCCTACAAGGAAGGCTGCCGCAAAGGTTACGAAAAAGCCATGAGAGAGATGCGCGGAGAAATGGGTTTCCGTGATGGCGGAAGAAGTTATTCAGGTGGTGGAAGCTCATCCGGCATGGATGAACGCAGATACCCCGGATACTTTCCTGAATATCCGCGTATGGATGACATGGGCGAACGCAGACGCAGACGCGCTAACGGTGAGTTTTATTAATGGTGGAGGGGTGGAATGCCCCTCTTTTTAAATAAAGGTTATGGAACAAAGATTGGATACATACAGCAGATTTCCATCGGGCATGAGGGAATATCTGGAAGCATACGGCTTTCATTTCAGCAAGAAACTTTATGAATGGACCGTTTCAAAAATGAAGGTGAAAGACGAAGCCACGGGCAAAGAGAAAAAGCTGGAGCCGTGGAGCAAAGATGAAGTGGACGATATGCTGAAAGCGAACGGAATTACCATTGAGCACGACAAGGGTTATGACGTTGCTTATGTTGCAAACATGCTGAAAGCGGATTTCTATAAAAAATCATTGGTTGACGAGGCACACTTGTGCAAGCATATAAAGTGCTACCTTGATGATATTGATGGCGATCCTTGCAGGGCGTTTGACGAGTTCTTTGCCACCTGTATAGGTAAAGGGATTCCTGTAATTTGGTCGGATGTGATATGATTATTCAGGAGTTCTACATACCGAAATATGGGGGCTGGCACGTCAAAGTGTATTATGCGGTACACACCTATTGGGCGGATCGGATCATTATGGACCTGTACCGTATAGGATGCAGGGGGGATTCCCTCAAGCGTGCGTATCGCAATCTGACCGAAGGCAGAATGAATACCGGTCTAACCTATTCGGACTACAGGAGAAGAGAGACAGTAATGGTTATCTCACTAACCTCTACCCCCGAAGAGTTTCAAAATTCGTGGGACCACGAAAAAGGTCATTTGTGCCGGCATATCTCCAAGGCTTTCGGGATTGATCCTTATGGAGAGGAAGCGCAATATCTCAGTGGATATGTCGGTCAAAAGATGTTCCCTGTAGCCAAAAAGTTCTTATGTGAACATTGCAGAAAAGGATTGGAAAAATAATAATCGAACAGAAGCGTTCTTTGACTTTTGGGAACTACTGCTAAAAATAATAAGGGATATGATTTGCAAATATGTAGACTTATCACTTAATTTGCATCATGAAGAAGGTGATTCATATACCAAACGTGGATAGAGATGAAAGAATAGGAAGCGCATTTAATCATCTGTTTCAAGTCATACAACAGACTGACAATTGTTGCATGAATGATTTATGCTGGGATTTAAGTAACACTTCTTTTTTTCATCCGTTTTTTCTCGCTCCGCTTGTTATATATAAGCAAAGGTGTGAGAAGAATGTGATATGCATAAACAGACCGATACGTATCACTGGCTATTTGGACTTGGTTTATTTTGAGAACCCATTACTTGTGGATGCCGGATCCAACATGAAAGAGGTTTTGGAGCCATATATCTCTAAAACATATTTGCCAGTATGTCAGTTTGATTTGCACAAAAGTAATATTGACGATTTACAAAGCATTCTTCAAAGAATTATAAAGACACAAAGTGGAGCTGATTATCGTATCGTTACTCCTCTTTCATATCTTTTAGGAGAATTGATTGATAACATGAACGAACATTCTCAAGGCAAGCATGGTTATATCTTTTCCCAGTATTTAAAGAAAGAGGATTGTATAGATTTGGTCTTGGCTGACGATGGAATAACCGTGCTGGGAAGTTATGTAAAGGCCCAAAAATTTTTGGATGAGATTAATGGGAATGATGCCGAAGCGTTAAGGTTGGCAAATGAGGGGAAGTCTACAAAGAACTTGCCTAATGCAGAAAATAGAGGATACGGTATATCTTCATCCAAAGAAATGCTTTCTGATGGGCTTCATGGCTCATTTTTCATGTTGTCCGGAGGTGCGTTTCATAGGCATGACAGCTCCGGTTCTGTATTTGTTAAGCTTCCCAATTCTATATATTGGGATGGAACAATAATTCTAATGAGAATTCCGGTTAAGGTCCCATTGGACTTTGACTATAATAAATACACTCGATAAAAATAAATATATGAATACGATGTTAAAAATTGCGGATTTGATTAGTACGGATATCCGTTCAAGAGCTAATGCGGATATTATAAGATCTGCCATTGATGGCATTAAAGAGGACGTTATATTAGATTTCTCTGGAGTGATATTTGTGTCTCGTTCCTTCACGGATGAGTTATATAATGTGATGGAAGAAAATAAGAATGTTTCTTTGGTAAACATGTCTAATTTTGTAAAATCCATGTTGGAGGCTGTAACAAACGGTCGTAATTCAAAAAGAGTTTTCAGACAAAGTGAATCTGAAATAAAAGAGTTCGAAGACATGAGTAGTTTGTCCTCTTTCTTGGCAACAATTTAAGTCTACGTCCTTGCCACAAGTTTACCCTTCAATGATTGTAGGTATACCTAATGCAAGGATATTTATTCTTTATAGAGATTTCAAAGCGGTAATTCCCAACGGTTTTACCGCTTTTTTTATGTTTAAAAATGAAAGAAGATAAGTTGAACATATTGCTTGAACATGCTGATGATGTGCCTCACTGGTATTTTTGTCGTTTACTTGCTGTGATGCGATGGAACGTATAGAGAGGTGGATATACAGGCTGATACCTCTTGTCGTGTTGGCAAGGGTGATATCGTTGTGCCTATGAACTAAAAGCGATAACTCATAAGCACAACGGATGGATTTATATAATACTGTTTAATTTTTCCGCATGTTTTTCTACTGAACTATTTAGAATTTTTGCATAAACTTGTGTGACTGAAACCTTTGTGTGCCCTAGCATCTTAGACAACGTTTCGATAGGTACGTCATTTGCTAAAACAACAGTGGTAGCGAATGTATGCCGGGCTATGTGACTGGTTAAGGGCTTTTTTAAGCCGATAAGTTCAGCTATGATTTTAAGGCTTCTGTTAAATGACTGTACAGTAGGGACTGTAAATTTATAATCGTATTTTTTTAATATTTCCATTGCTGGAGTAAGTATAGGTGTGTAAAATTTGGTTCCGGTCTTGATACGTTCTCCGTCTATATATGCAACTCCGTTATGTTCTACAGTACATCTGTCATAATCAAACATGTATAAGTCAACCCATGATAAGCCGGTATAGCATTGAAATATAAACTGGTCACGTACTTTTTGTAATTGTCGATCATTCAACTCTATATTGCGGATAGATTGCAGTTCGTCCATTGTGAGAGGCTGTCTTGTTTTATATCTACCATGTTTATCTTTGAATACCCTGTAAGGTGTGTCCTCGATAAGTCCAAGCCGAAGCGCTTCATTAATATAAGGTTTTATTCTCTTATGGTATCCATGTATTGTTGTCTGTCCTCTTGTTGGATCTTCTCTTCTTATAAACCTGTCAAATAAAGCTATATTTTCAGGAGTGATATCGTCAAATGTTTTAATTACTCCGGAGCGTTTTAGAGCTTCCAGTGCTATAAGGTGCGCTCGTTTGGTTGACCATTTAAGATCCCTTCTTTGTAACTCGTCATAAGCGAAATCTAAAAATGACGATTTAGACTTTACGTGTTTTTCGTTATAAAAAATATTAAAGTTTTTTAGATTGATGTCTTTTCCTTCTTTTCTTATATTTTTGATAATATCATCAAACTTTTTTACATATTGGGTTATTGCTTTATTTAATTGTTTGAATTTAGCGTGACGTACCACAAATTCTCCATCCCATTGGTTTGAATACAGTTCAATGTCTGTTGAGATCCATTTCCTTTCTGTACGTGAGAATTTAATTTCAATTTCAACCTTAGCTGATTTCTCCGGTGTTGCTTTCTTTTTTCTGTCGAATACCGGCTTGATTTTCCATGTTTCCATACTGTTTCTTTTTAGTTTATAATTTGTTAATTATGGTAAATGTGATACCAAGTGTGATACCAGCTGTGATACCAGGAACAAATTGGTATCACAAATAGTTCAACAGTGTAATGATAAGTAATGCACAGTAACGGCAGTAATCATTAGTAAGATTACTTAAACACGTTGAAGATCAGTCGATTAGATTTGTAAAATATTGATTTATAGCCTATTGGCGTAAAATAAAAAAAGGGGGCATTTTGACCCCCCTTGAGCCGAAACCGGGA